AGGCTTCCGAGGTCTAAATAGCCACCCACAGTTGGGTTGAATCCTTCTGGAATTGATGTTAGGCTTCCGAGGTCTAAATAGCCACCCACAGTTGGGTTGAATCCTTCTGGAATTGATGTTAGGCTTCGCAGGTATAAATAGCCACCCACAGTTGGGTTGAATCCTTCTGGAATTGATGTTAGGCTTCGCAGGTATAAATCGCCACCCACAGTTGGGTTGAATCCTTCTGGAATTGATGTTAGGCTTCGCAGGTATAAATCGCCACCCACAGTTGGGTTGAATCCTTCTGGAATTGATGTTAGGCTTCCGAGGTCTAAATAGCCACCCACAGTTGGGTTGAATCCTTCTGGAATTGATGTTAGGCTTCCGAGGTATAAATAGCCACCCACAGTTGGGTTGAATCCTTCTGGAATTGATGTTAGGCTTCCGAGGTATAAATCGCCACCCACAGTTGGGTTGAATCCTTCTGGAATTGATGTTAGGCTTCCGAGGTCTAAATAGCCACCCACTTTTTCTACGCCAGTAAACTGTGCTTCGCTTAAGTTATATTTTTCGCAAAATTCTTTTTTTGATAGTTTCATTTGGTTAATTATTAGTTTATTAAAAAGGTGTTTTATTAAAATCTATTGTCATTCCGCTGACAGCTGCGCAAACATTTTTTCCTGTCAATTCTGATACTTCTTTTACAAATTGTACTTCGTTTGAATTGGTATCTGATAAGTGAATCAGAACAATATTGTTGACTTTTGACAAGTCATTTGCAGACAGCATATCCTTGCAGTTTTCCAAAGAGAAATGCGATTGCAGGATCCTGTTTCTCAAAAATTCCTTTGCGCTGTCAGGACCATACTTTCTGTCGATGATTGCCTTTGAAAAGTTCGCTTCAATGATGATGTTTGTTAATCCAGGAAAGGTGTATTTACAATAGTAGGTGTCAGTAACAAAAAGTGTTTTTCCACATTCCGGGTGATCAATCAGAAAGCCTAAGCATGGAACGTCATGCTTTACATCAAAAGGCATCACTTTAAATCCACCGATATGATGAACTTTTGTTGGCTGTAATACAATTGCATTGTGATGTACAAAAGTCTCTGTTGCCAATAATGTTTCCTTTGAAGCAAATGTTTGAATTCCGGCATTCATTACATCCTTAATGGACTTTGCGTGGTCACCATGCGAATGTGTAACAATACAGCCAGCTACCTTTTCAAGATTGAAATCCAACGCCTTTTTGATATCGTTGAAGTTTACTCCGGCTTCAATCAACAACGCCTCATTCTCTGTTTCAAGAATGTAAGCGTTGCCAATGCTGCCTGTGGAAATTACTTTGAGTTTCATTTTAGAAACCTGGTTGAGCTTGTGGAACTTCTTCTTCGATAGTAGCAGTCGTTGCTTCAACATTTGTGGTATTTGGTGTCTCCTCTTCTACTTCTTCAAAGGCGGTGTCTTCGGCGTTATCATTAAAATCAAGAGGTTCTTTATTAGCTTCTGCAATCACTTCATTTTGAATGATAGCATCTTTCATTTCGGTTTCTTTTTGGATTATGGCCAAGTAGTTATCATCAATTTTTTTACTGTCGATTGTGATTGCATTAAAAGCATTTCTAGAGATAGTTTTCAATGCCATTTCTTCAAACCAGCCTTCAATTTTTTCTTTCTCACCTGTTTTTTTACCGCCTTTCCAAACATCTTTTTCTCCACCCCAGAATTCAGCAGAAGCATAAGCGGGTTTTCTTTTTTCGATATCTTTTAATGAGAAAACTTTAAGTTTGTTTTTCTCTGGATTTTCAAAGATGTGGTACCAAAATCCACCAACGACATCTCCGCGATTAAATTCGTCAGTAACTTCAAAAGTGTAGCTTTCAACAGGATTGTTTATGTCTTTTTTGAACTGCTTGAATTTGTCAGTTGAGTAAACTAATTCTACAACAATGTCCATAGGAACTTCCAATCCGTATTTTTTAGCTTTCAATTCCATACCTCTGTATCCAATAACAAATCCCATATCGTATTTGTTATTAGCGGTATTTTTATAAGGAATCATATTGATGTGGTTCGGCTGTGTTGGGTCAAGTTCTACACTTGAATAAGCAATCACATCAACCGCTAATTTGGACATATTTACATTCTCCCAAGTAAGTGCCAATCCATCACGATACTCTTCTGATTTTGCCATTCTTTTCTTCTCGGCATCTTTCAGGGTTTGGTCAATTTTTATGAAGTAATTTTGGCAAAGCTTCTTTTGAAAAGGCGTTAAAGTTATCTCGCCATTGTTTGAAGAAAACTCTTTGATTACTGCGTTTGTGAAACGCTCACTTTGAGATTGTTTTACTTCTCCTACTGCTGTATTATTTTTATCTGCACTCATAATTTCTAATTATTATTTGTTTAAAAAATGCACTGTAAACTGTTTCACAGAACTTCCTGCATCGTTAAGTTTTTTTCTCTCGGGTTGTTATTTTAAGCAGCCAATTCTTTAGATTTAACCTCTAATTGCTTGTGCATTTCAGATACTACCAATCGAACCAATTGACTATCGGTTTCAATAAGCGTGTGCACGCTCTCAGCGTTGTCGATAAATATTGGTGCTTTAACTTGGTAGAATTCACAAAGCGTGTTTATGATATCAATTCCGGCATTCATTTTTGATGCAGTATTCAAATCAGTGTAAGGAACTCCGTTAACCATAGCCACGCAAGTTTCACGAAGTCCACCGTTAATTTGTTCCTCGAACATCTTGAAGTTTACCATTTTGAATTTGTCATTAATGGTAGCTTCCAAACGGTCAATTTTCTCTTTGATGAAGTTTTCAATTGTGAATTGGATTTTTTCAACGTCAACAATTTGTTGAGCCAATGTGCTTTCCTCTTTCTTCAATTCTGCGATACGATTATCACAGCTGTCGATTTGAGTTTTAAGATTTAACGAACCTTTGATATTGTCGATTTTATCAACTAATTCTTTTCTTTTGGTAACTAATTCGGTGTTGTCTACCGTTGGAACCTCAACCAATTGACCTTTCAAAGTTTCCAATTTCTCTTTTTTGGTTTTGTAAGTTGGATGCAAGGAAAGAACGCTTTCGTAAACCAATTCCTCTGACGGCAAATCGGTAGCAGAAACATTGTTTAAACTTGCGATTTCGGATTTTATACGCTCAATCTCTTGGTTAGCCTCATTCATAGAGGTGTTACCATTGTTTATTCTGGTAACAAGTCCGTCAACTTCATTTTGAAGATTTTCTTTTTCATCCGACCAGGCTTTGCCTTGCGTTGTGATGGCGGTAAGCGTTTTGTTTTTGTTAGCTTTGAAAGTTGCAATTGCTTCTTCTTTTTTAGCCTCTACATCACCTGCAGGTAAATCCTGTTTACAAGTTGGACATTGACAATCGCCATCGTTGAAAGTAAGTTCTTTGGCATTTTCAACTCCCCATTCATCACGTTTGGCTTGAATTTTTACATCAAGTGCTTTGATTTCAGCCTCAAGGGATGTTTTCTTTCCGGTTAACGTTTGAACAGCGTTTTGATATGACTTGTATTCATGGTCTTTTTCAGATAATGATTTTGTCAATGTATCTAAAGCCGAAGTATCTGGAGTTAATCTCGTTCTGGCTTCATTTCGAGCCTCAGTTTCGATGTTTTTGATTTCAATCTCAACATTATTGATGTTAATTCTTAAGCCTTTTTGAGCATCTAATTTTGATTGAAATGCAGTGGAGGCATTTGCCAAATCACCATCAACTTTGTCAAGTTGTTTTTGGAATTCATCGCGTTCTTTCTCCAAAGCAGCGAAATCCTGTACCTCTGGTTTTTGGCGAGTTACTTCGTCGATACGTGTTGGAATTGCTTTTAAATCATCTTTGGCTTTTTTGATTGAAGCTGTGATTTGTGCTTTGTAATCCTCAAGGGTTTTGCCTTGGGTAAGATTAGCAAGTAAAGCTGTATAAGCAGGATTTCCGGCAGCGATTTCTTCATCGGATACTTCGCCTGCAATTGCAGTAAGGATTGTTCTTTTCAACTTCCAATCTATCATATTGAAGTAGATAGGAGAGGTGATCATTTTGAAAAGCTGTTCATCCAAAATAGCATTTACCTTTTTGTTGAAATCGGTAACTAACATTGGAACATCATTCCAATAACATTCAGTAACATTCCCGGAGAATTCAGATTCAAGAGAACCTCTTTTCTTTACCCAATTCTCTTTAAGGATTCTTCGCATGGTAACAGTATCACCATCGATAGTATAGACAGCTGATACTTCGTGCTCAATCATCGGAATTACTTTTCCAGAAAAATCAAGAGTTTTGATTTCAAAATCTTTTCGGTCCAAACTATCTTTCCCGAACCATAGCCAATTTACTGCATCAGCAATTGTGGTTTTACCTGTTCCGTTGGCACCGTAGATATCGGTTTCATTTTTAAAATCAATCTTTAGCGATTTGATGCCTTTGAAATTATTAAGAGATAAATTCTCAATTTCGATTTTTTTCATAATTTTGCATTGTTAATATTAAACTTCATTTTAAGTTTGCCCATCGTTGTAGCGGTGGGTTTTTTTATTCGTGATAGAATATTCTATCGTCGTTAAATTCTTGATCTACTTTATATTCTATTACTGAGTTCCACCAGAGATAAGCGAATGTTACAACAGATCCAAAAATCATTGCTATTCCAACTACTACCGATATCACCAACATGGCTTTTGGAAACAATTTGCAAAGCATTACGATGATTCCAATTATACACAACACTATTCCCAATGCTATTGGAAGCAGGTAGTTGTCCGATTTGATTAACTTGATTAGATTTTTCATTTGCTATATATTAATGTGTAATATCCTAGTGCTAAAAGAATTATTAATAAGATTGATATTGTGATAATCAGACCGTTTATAATTTCAATTGTTGGGTCTTGTTTTGGATTTTTTCTAAATAGCTTTTTCATAGTCCTTGTACTAAAATTTCCAATCCTTTGCTTTCATAAGAAACATTTGTTTCAATCGCATAAAGCGAATTCGCTATCATTGTATAAGCACTTCTTTTCACATCGTTTTTAGTGTTTTCCGCTTCGGTCATACAGCCGGCTACAAAATCTACGAACTGATCATAGGTTTCAACTTTGCTATAAGCCGATTCAATCCAATTGAAAATCATTGGAAACATCGGAAACTTAATGTCTGGTTTGGTAAAGGTTTTGGTTGCCATGGTTAGTTTATTTTGGTTAGTAATTATGCTGATTCTGCTCCTTTGGTTAAATTTCCTATCAAATGAAGTTGTACTTCTTCTGGTAATTGATAACCCCGAGGGGTGCGCTCTGGCTTAGCTCCCAACTCTTCCAGAGCGCGTTTCGCTTCCACTTTCGATTGTGTAGCTAATTGTAAATTCTGGCGGGAAACAGCTTCTAAAATGGTAGCTGAATCCTCTATCTTCTTCCAGAATGATATTTGATCCTTTTTGGTCATGGCTATGCAGTTGCAGATTCCTGTTCAAAAATTTCTTTCTCTTTTAATCCAGTACTTTTATAATACTTAACCGCAGCTGCTTTTGTTAGGTTATCCGAATTACGCTCTGCAAGATTCTGTACATTTCTTTCTGTTACGTCTAAAGCCAAAGCTGTATTTAATCGGAAATTTTTGTCCGTTAACAGTTTTTCTATAATTAATTGAGATACTTTCATTCTGTTTGTGTATTTTTGTTCGTATATATGTGCAAATATACTAACTGTTCGCGAACAAAAAAATAATTCGCGAACTTTTTTACGAATAATTCGCGAATATTTTTAATAGTGAACAATATCAGGGGTTTATGTATAATAAAAAATTAATAGATAAGGTTTTGGCGATGGGATTTGATAATCCAGTCACTCAAATACACACTGATTTGGAATATGCAAAGAGTAGTGTGAGTAGTTTTTTGGGTGGAAAGATAAAAGCCAGCAAGAACTTTTTAGAATTGTTCGCGAAGCATTATAAGGTTAATATAGACGATATAACCGATGCCTTTGAAAACCAAACAAGTGAATCGTTAAACGGCGATCTTGTAAAATCTAAATCAGGAAAGTCTTTTGATAAGAATTCAGGACTTCTAGTTCCGTTCTTCGATATTGATTTTTCAGCAGGTAATGACATTACTACAATGGATAGCAGCATAACTAAACCAGACTATTATATGGACGTTCCAGAATTTGCGGGTTGCACAGCATTTAGGGCATACTCTGATAGTATGGAGCGACTAATTAAAAGCGGCAGCATACTTTTTGGCACAAAAGTAGAGGAGTGGTTACTACACCTTGAATATGGCCAGATATATGGAATCATTTGTAACGATGGTCGTAGATACCTGAAATATATAAGGCGCCATGTTGAAAATCATAAAGAAGTATTTTTGCTAAAGAGTGAAAATGACAATTATGACGACTTCGATATACCAAAACAAGCTATACGATCAGTTTGGTTAATTCACGGATGGTTAAATAAACGAACTTAAAAACAACTTAAATTTTACAATTATGAAAAACGCATTATTAATATTCGTTTCGGTGCTTTTAGCATCATGCTCAAGTTCAGATTCGGGCACTCCACAGAATACAGACTTAAAGATTGATCACATTACAGAAGGAAGCGCAACTACAACTTTCAATTATTCAGGAGATGTATTAACATCTCAAGTAACGACAGAACCAGGACAAAATACTCAGCATAGAGATTTTACTTATGCAGCAGGATTGTTAACCGACATTCATAGTTATAATACCAGCGGATCAAGTAGCGCGATGTTGGATGAATCCGCAATTCATTACTCTTATGTTTCCGGAAGAGTAATAGCCAGTCTTGAGGATTATGGAGCAGATGGTTATTATCAATCTGAATATACTTATACAGGAAATACATTGACATCCCGAGTAGAACATAATCAAGATGGAGATTTAACCAGTTCCGATACTTTTGAATATTTTGATAATGGTAATCTTAAAAAAGAAAATTCAAGTGGTTTTATTACTAATTACACTTCATACGACGATAATAAAAATTACCAGGCTTTGATGTATTCAGATGCTATGTTAAAAGCGAGAAGGATTTCTAAAAATAATTTACTTCAAGACGATAGAGGCCGTACATACGAATATGAATATAATTCTGCTGGTTATCCAACAAAAATTATATTTAAAGATGGTGGAGTAGTAGTCTTGACACAGTTTATTTATTATCAGTAATGAACCAAACCGATATCATAATATTAGACTTATTCGAATACCTTCGATTTGACAAGCAAGTGAAGTCGGAAGGAGAATTCGCCAGGCGTATTAATATGCTCCAATCAACTATAACCAAAATCAAGAATGGAACGGCTCATTTCACTGTCGAGCAAATAGGATCTATTTGTCGTGAGTTTAATGTAAATGCCAACTTCTTATTCTGCATAGAAAGTAAGGTGTTTAATACCAAAGATAGTATCGAAATTAAAACCTATTTATCCACCGAAGCAGTAGTAAAATAAGGCATTCACAAATCAACCTTGTCGGCAAGGTAAAAAATATATGAAAACAACAAAAACACTATAATTTGAATTAACAAACCCTTGTAAACACTGTAATTACATCGACATATTTGTGGGAAGTTATTTTTCATAACCCTGAGGTCGGGAGTTCAAATCTCCCTCTCGCTACAATAAAAAAAGAGCCTTAGCCCTTTCCCAACAAGGGTTAAGGAGTTCTTAAAACCACTTTCGATTCGTGTAGTTACATTTAAAACGACAAGGTAAACGTCAATGTAATTACGATGAAAAAAACATTCAACAGCTGCACTCGAACAGAATTATGGGCTTCTCCGCCTGACTGGGAAACAACCACTTCAAAAGCATCTTTAAAGAAAATTTGGTCCGTCCAATGTGACTTCTATGACCCTAGTTTCAAAAAAAAGTATCCAAGGGGATTTCCCTATCGTAAAAAGTTCAACAAACAAACAACTGTCGAAGGAAGGAGAGCTGTCATTAAGTTGATGCTGTCCGAAATTCAGAAACTACTTGACGATAAAGGTTACAATCCAATTACAAAGAAATTCATGGCTCCGGAAGTTAAACCGTTGACGGGATCGTTACATCAGAAACTCAATTTTATTGAGGCGCTGCGGATAAACTATTTGACCTTGACATGTTCTCCTGGTGTTAAAAGAGAAATGAAGCGCATTATCCGAAAAGTTGAAACCTCAGCTGTCGAATTAAAGATTGAATTTACAATCTTTGAAATGCATAGTGGCCATGTTCGTGATTTATTGGATAACCTCAACTTAACGCCAAACGAATACAACAAGTATCTAACTCATTTATCAATTATCCTTTCCGATTTGGTAGAAAAGCGCATGTTGTTTCACAATCCTATTCGAGATATCAAGAAGAAAAAGACAACCAAAAAACTGCGGGAAACTCTCGAAATCTCGGAACTTCAACAAATATTTGATTACTTGAAAGTCAATCATTATTCGTTTTATAGATACGGAATGATTTTCTTTCATTCAGGATCCAGGAGCTCCGAACTTTTCAGACTGCAGGAGAAAGATGTAAATCTTGGAAAGCAGGAATACAAATTGACAATAAGAAAAGGCAGCTACTATAAAGAAGTATTGAAGCCGATTTTGTTGAATGTCATTCCTTATTGGACCGAGATACTTGCTTTAAGCAATAATCCAACAGATTATTTGTTTACTCGTGGATTGGCGCCATCGGAAACACCAACACAACCATATCAAATTACAAAACGATGGAAGCGATTAATAAAAGACAAAATGTGCTTCAAGGATGGTGAGTTGATTGAGATTAAAAGCCTGGAGAAAGGCGATAAGAATTTCGAGAGAATCACCGCCGATTTTTACAGCTTGAAACATTTATTCCTTGATGAATTAGATAAGTTTTCAAGTCTTGCTGGTACCATTGCCGGACATACTACTGATGTGACTGAAAGAGTTTATTTAATTGGTAGGGAAGGACGTAAGAATGAAGCTTTGAAGAATATTCAAATCAATGTTCTAACCTCAGCATAAATAGAAAACCCTGCGCTATACCACAAGCGCAGGGAATTCACTAATTAACTAACCAAATTAATTATCGTTTAAACATTAATTATCCTCCACATGAACCTCCCCATGAGGTGGTTACCCAATAAACACATTCGCAAGAATGGTCTACAATCATATACGCTCCTACTGTTCCAGGTTCTACAATATTCATGTGATAAGTACGAATTCCATTAGTATATACTCCGTCACCGCACTCCCAATAGTTTAGCGTTACTGGCCTTTTCATTTGAGCGTCCTCGAAATATGACGGTGCCGACCAGTTGATTTTGGTTTTGGAATCGCTGTTGAAATAAACATAAAAGACGATTTCCCTATCGTTATTGGTAACGGGTACCGCGAGTTCTGTTTCTTCTCTAAAAACATTTTCGCTTTGTGTTTTTTCATTAGTACAACTTACATTTACAAAAGAAGTTGCAATTGCTAATCCAAAGATTAGACTTAAAAATGTTTTTTTCATTATTGTTGAATTTTAATTTTGCCTACTCTTTAGCTTTTCGGCATCCGCTATTTTTTAATACTAAATATCGACTTACTAACTCCTAAATAAATCCTAGTATCGGTATCAAAAGAAGTCTTTATCATTGTACTTTCTCCAATCTGAAAATCTAAATTTGCCTTTGCATTGAATTTATCAAATGATTTTCTCATGCCGGCTTCAAGTCCTCCCCATAATGCAAATGCAGTCTTTTTCTCTTTAGGTAGTGTAAATTCGTAATCAAGTTTTAATCTCTCTGGAGCACCTCTTGATATTCCACTTACTGTAGCATTCAAACTGAAGCCCAAAGTATCTTTTTTGAATATGTGTGAGAATTCTACAGACTTGCAATCACTGTATAGCTTCTGAAAGTATTTGTCGTTTGTGGCTTGCGCTAAACTATCAAGTACATTATTCGCAACAATAAGGCTGTCATTTTCTGATTTGGTTAGATTGTAAAGCTTCCGGAATTTAGTCACTCCAGAACTATCGATAATAGTTTTAAAGCTATCATGAATAATTTGTAGTTCTGGCAATGGCCTTACTTCTGATGGCTTAACTACTACAGCAGGAAATGAGCCTTTAGTAACTATAGGTTTGCTTGGTTTACTCAATAACCACCACACAAAGGAAGTTAATAGTATAGCCAATATTACTGCTAGTATAAGCGTTCTGTTGGCATCGGTTCTGTTAATTTCTGTTGTCATAGGTTTATTTTTTTCTAACCAATCGTCAATAATGTTGTTTTTTGGAAATTCCAAACTCATTTTTTTAATCCTCTTTATCTGAAATTAAGCCATCTCCATTCACTTTTATAACCCTTACGTTACTTGGTTGGGCAACGCTCCATTTCGTTCTTCTTGCTCCTAATAAACGAACTCTCGGAACTCTTTTGATGGATACTTCATCGCCTTGATTTCCTCCTAAAACATGATAGCATTTATCATCTTCACCAACGTAAATTCCAACGTGTCCGGAATTTGCTCCACGACTGAAAATCAAAATATCACCAAGCATGGCTTTTTCTTCTTCTGTTCCAAAGTTCAGCCAATTCCTTGCCCAAAGAGGATTTTTCACAGGCTCTTTACCTGCCATAAAACAAGCGTAAGCCACAAATAAACCACACCATGGAATTTCATCTGCAGTGTATGTATTTTTCAATCCCAATTTTTGAGCCCAAGCCAAAAGAGTAGGATTGCTTTCTTTTCCTAAAGTTTCTTTGATGCCTATAAGCTTATAGGCTTCTACTAATAATTTAGGAGCCGTTTCTGTTTTTAAATAATTGTAGTTCATTATTCGTCTTTATTAGTCAAAAGAATATTCACTTTTTTATCAAACTCATTCAGGTTGTGATTGTCCCGAAGTCTGTATTTATCCAATCTGTCTGATACTGGAATATGTTTGACTTTATATGCAACCTCTGGAGTTTTAAATGACAAACTCATTGCTAAAAACAAAATTAAAATTGCGGTTTTCATTGCTTTTCATTATTAATTATACTGTCTAATTTTGATACTCGGTCTTTGTAAAATTCATTACGAAAATTGTACATTTTGATAAGTTCATTTTCTAATCTTTCAATCTTTTTATCCTTCCGGATATCCTGCTCAATCAATCGTTTTACTTCATTTTCGTGCTGTATATTCAACTGACTAAAAAACTGGTAACAAACCCAACCTAGGGTAAGAATTATGATAACGGTACCGCCGATTAAACGTTTTCTGTCGTCAAGGTTTATAAATCCAAAAAATAGCTTTGATGATTGTGATTGTTGCATTTAGATTTGAGTTTTGGCATTTATAAAAAGGGCGTGTACTTTAAAAAAAGGCGCAGTAGGTTACGCCCGATTTTATTTACTTCTTAATTCTTCCGTAACGAGGATCTTCTGGATTTAGCGCATTGATTAATATCGGCAACGCTGTTGCAATTGTGGTATTGATAATGTCTGCCCAATTAAGACTTAATAAGGTAGTACCTTCTCCTAACCTGGCAATTATCAATCCTATCGCAATGGTCAATGCGTTTTTGGCAAAGCTCCCTAATACAGTTTGTCCCCAAACATTTGAGCCTTGAACCCATTTCCATGCTGCTGGCAAAAATGCCCCAACTCCTGCGCCAATAACATCCCAAAGACGTAAGTCAGTAAACGGATGTCCATGTGAGTATTGCAACAATGCAAATACTAAAATACCAGATACAAAGGCTTTTGCCCACGAACCTAAAACTTGTAAAAAAGTGCCTTTCATTTTTTCTATTTATTTAAAGGGTTAAAAATTTAATTTTGTGAGTATTGGAATATTCGATTTGATGGTAATACCGTTGGAGGATATGGCGAACCTGCATCATTAGCACTCCAACTCACAGTACTTGAACTTAATTTCCCATTACTATTGTTTGGGTAGTTTGGATTAGGCTCAATTATATTTGCATTACTAAATTTAGGCACTCCTCTAGTTGTCCAATCATTATAAACAAAGATGTTGTTTATAAGTTCTGCTTTTCCTTGAATACCGACTTCTGGAGAAACAATATTAGACTGTCCTACGTTATTACCTGCATAAATAAACTGTATCGTTTTGCCATCTAATTTTAAAACAATCTGACAAGTAGCCCTAGACAATGTGAACCCTGAAACAGCTATATCCTGATACTGTATAACAAAATCCCCTGACGAATTTAAGCCATAGCGTATTTCAGGAGTTCCGTAATTTGAAGCTACCACATTTGCGCCAAATACACTTACTGTATAATCCCTAGACCATGCCTCAAAAGTATTTGCAGTTGGTATTTTTACAGCAGCACTCATTACTTTACTCACGCCAAATGCAGCACTGTATCCATAACCAAACGTTATAAAACCATTTGAATAAACCCTACATTTGGTGTAAACATTTCCACAAATAGTGAACGAGAATGGCAATGTGACCTCAACTGAACTATCTACATTAAGTTGAGTGCCTGTTTGAAATACTGTCCCGCCCGATATAGACGTATAGGTCGTTGGCAATAAAGCAAAAGAAAAGTCTTTTACTTTTTGTTGTCCAAACGCAATTTGTGCTAATAGCACACATAATAAAATTAGTTTTTTCATTGTATTTAAAGTTTAGTTAATAAAAATGTATATAAGTTAGGATTGCGAGAATGCATCCTATAATTCCCAATACTGTAGCCACCCAAATATCAGGACGGGCATATTTTTTCCAAAAAGGTTCGGTATTGTTACCTGGTTTTATTTGTTTCACTTCAATTACATAGGCAACCAAGTAAGAGCCAAATCCGCAAATAAATAATTGGAAAAAATATTGGCTGAAAACAAATCCTGCAAAATTAAAGACAGCATCACGCAAGCCCATAAAATTGTAAACATTGCCTACGAATGTGAATGCGTATGTAAATACGATTGAAAGCATGTGCCATTTGCTACCACGCCATAATTCTTTGATATTAGCTTTTAAGTTTTTCATTTTTATCTTTGTATTGTTAAAACTTAATCACGGTTTTCATAAAATCAATTCCGAAAATAGTTGCATTAGCATTATTGTTGACAGCTCCTTTAATTGTAAAAAGTTGGTCAAGTGCAGGGATGTCCGTTGAAATAGTTCTAGTATCACTATAAGCTGTTCCTTTTCTATAAACCGTAAGTGTGCAACTGCTACTTGAAATTGGAGTTATTTTAATTTTATATACTTCGCCACTATCTACGTTTACAGGGAAATTGGAACCCAAATCAACGGTTGTAGCGGTGCCACTTGCATCATTATAAATAACTTGTAAATTATTTGAACCAGATAATCTACATACACCAATAAGATTAGTAAGTGTGTTATATTCTATATTGCTTGTTAATGAGGAAACATCTGTAAATATTCCTATTATAAATCGTTGTCCCGATGTAGATGACCCTTCGGCTGTACCAAAAGATTGTTCAAAAGAAACTATTGAGCTTGGAATAAAAAGACCAGTTGAAATCCTATAATTGTTGACATTACCGGCAGAAGAAGTTGTAAGCATTCCATATCTAGGAGTAGCTGTGTAAGCGTTGGTATTTGTCAAAGTTCTTGCAGTTCCCGTGCCTACACTTACTGCGGATTGATGCCCGATAACACTTATTGTATTACCTCCAGCAGCCCAAATCATTTCGTGATGGAAAGTATCGAAAAAGTTATTGGAATCTATTTGTAATTGTACATTACTTGTAATTCCTTTTGTATATGCCAATTCAGTAAGACTTGGATAAGTTGCTATATCGGCACTTTTTACGTTGTTCGAAGCATCAATTATAGCAACCCTAGAAGCTGTTTCACTTGAAACAATTATAGCTGGTGTTGTAACCGTTCCTGTAAACGTAGGTCCAGCTAAATTTGCTTTTAAATCCAATCCTGTATTAACCGCCGTTGCACTTGGAGCAATAGTTGTACTTGCACTTAAACTGTTTTGCACTTTGGCATCAGCATAAGCTGTAGTAGCTATTTTAGTAGTGTTATCGTTGGCGCTTTGTGTTGGTGCGTTTGGCGTTCCTGTGAATGTTGGAGAAGCCAAATTTGCTTTCAACAAATCTGCTGTGTCAACGTATGCTGTTGATGCTGCTTTTGTGCTGTTGTCACTAGCCGATTGAGTTCCTACTACTGGATTAGATAAGGTCGGTGATGTTCCGAATACTAAAACACCTGTTCCTGTTTCATTGCTAATAGTCGATGCTAATTGAGCAGATGTTGTTGAAGCATTATTTTGGTCTATTCTATTGGCTACTTTTCCAAGTAATGCCTCAAATGTTGAACTTATATCAATAGCAGGTGTTGTTCCCCCAGTCGATGTAATTCGATTTGTAGTACCTAAAACATCTGTTACCGTCCCAAATCCTGATAAGTCTGATAATAAGGCAACCGTTCCATCGTTATCGGGTAATTCCCATTTCCTATCTGCTGTTATATTTTTATAAGACAATCTCGCTTGAAAAACATCTGGATAAACATATTTTGAAAAAACTGTTTGAAAATCATCATCTGCTATTGTACTATTTCCAAATAGATTTACATAACTATGAGTATTTAGATTTCCAGCAGCACTTCCAAAAGCATTAACATCACTTCCAGTATTTGTAAATGCCGATGTATTTCCAAAAGCATTAACATTAATTCCTGTGTTGTAACTACCAGCATTAGAACCAAAAGCATTTAAACTTTCTCCGCTATTATTAGTTGCTGCTGACGAACCAAAAGCATTTACCTCATTTCCAGAATCAGATGTTCCTGCACCAGAACCTTGATGATTTCTGCCGTTTGATAAATTATTATTATTATCTAATACTTGTTGTAAGGTTGGAACTCCACTCAATGCTAATTCCCAAACAGCACTTCCTGTTGTTGCATCTGTACATTTGTAAACATCTCCAGTAACTAAATTTTTATATGTGGAGCCAACTGCCCATCCTGCAACATCATCATAAGAAGCATCGGGGACAACATCATCCATTGTTTCTGCATAGACATTAGTTCCGCCAACAGGACGAAGATACCTTACTCCATTCTCCCATTGGTCTTCTTTATCGGCTACACAAACTCTTGAAATACCACCGCCAAAACCATTGTTTACAGTGCCTTTTTTGAGTTTAGCTCCGTTGTCTAGAACTATAGCATCGCCATTTGAAATAATTATATTTTCACCGTCGGTTTCGTTACCATTCGCTAAAGTTTGTGTTAGTGTTTGAGAACTTCCCCCACCTACAGCATCAACAATAGCTGTAACAAAATCTGACCAAGCTATCTTACTGGTAATACCGGTAGTGGTATTTCTAACCATAACGTCAGGAGTTCCAGTTGCAGTTGGTACATTAACAATCTTTTGTGGTCCAGAAACCGTTTGCGCTTTTCCTATAAATGCTACTAATAAAACTAAAAGGCTAAATAATTTTTTCATCTCTCTTTTTTTAAAATACTTCTCTTATTGTGTAATTGCTTAAATCTGTAATTGTTCCTCCATTGAACTTGGCTCTGACTAAATTCCCAACATTTACCGTCCAATCTGCATCCGAATAATCATCTCCTGACCATATTCCCTGTATTTCATCTCCGTCAATTAAAGCTTCTCCGAAACCATTGCCTTCTGCTTTAAATATTAGATAACTTCCAAAAGGAATTACATTCGATAATGGGAATACAGCAGGTCCAAAACTATCTTCTGTAACATTGATTTGAGTAACTAAAACGGTATGTAGTGGAATATTTGGTCTCACTGCTATTCCAGTTGTTTCAGTTCCTGTATATTTTACCAATGTTCCGCTTACAGTAGCTACAATGATGTCTATTCTTGTATTATCTGCTTCAGAAAAAGGAATATTTATAACTGTATCGTCAACTGTGAAGTAAGTAACTCCGCTAATTTGCCATTGACAACCAGCTGGAATTGTAATGTCATTGCCGTCAATTGTGATTTCACCGATGGATAGTAATTGATCTATGGAAACTTGTAAGATGCTATTTATTATAGTTTGTATAGCTAGCTTTTCAGAAATTCCATCATTACTAACGTGTAAAAAAGAAGTGGGAACTAATACTGTTTGTTCATCAAAACCATCGATTGTTTTACCATTAGCAATGATTTCATTGTATTTAGAATTTACTTCTACAACTAACTGTATTAATTGCTCAAAAGTCATAATTGAATGATTTATTGACAAATGTAATAAATATTATTCTTATTTAGTCTAAATAAAAATAAGAAGAAAAAGGCTTTTATTTTTAAACTATTAAAATATGATTGCCTAAATTTGCGTATGTGGTTTATAATAGGATTTTTTGTGGTATGTGTAGGAGGTTGTTATTTGATTTTCAAATCAATTGGCGAAGCTATTTTTGGGAAATCTGAAAATAAGCCAATATACATTGATCAATCAGTAAACCATCATTACCACGATAATAGAACCATTCATGTCGATGGAGAAACTTTCAAAGGAATGAAGAAAGAAATAAAATGAAAACCCGCTAATTAAAGCGGGTTTTTTAATTAAGGCGAATCGCCACAATTAGATTTAGTATTTAATAAACCCATTATCCCCTTGCAATAATCCAGGAACCTCAACAGAGTTTGATCCATTTAATCCAAATACAGTACCATCAGCATTATATGGATTTCCAGCTTTTAGCATGGTTGCTTTCAAAACATATAGGTTAGAATCTACCAAAGGACCTTCCGTTTCAAAATCGCCACTTTTTACATATTTGACACCATCCATATAAACTGTATTATGCGAAAGAGCCATAGCTGTTTTTTCCCATATAGCTTCTGTAACAGGCTCGAATATAAATTTTTTCCCTTTGTACATCTCTGAAGCCAATAAAATAACATTTGAATCTGTTTTATGAATATTGCTTTCTTCATCCAATAAACCTTCTGCATTAGTGATTGGCATTCTTATTTTATGACGAATGCCTGTTTGATAGAAAACGTCATTATTTGTGCTATTCCAATAATTGACTTCAATAGTATCTTCATGTCTTAGTTGCACATCAATATCTTCGCTCAAAAATTGAAGTGATGGAAAACCAGTGCTGCTATTTTCTATTTTCACTTTTATAATCTCGTCGACGTAATCTCCCATATCAATTGAAAATTCATATACTTCATAAGGAAAAATATTATAAACGCTTCCAACAATAACCGATACTTCAGCGCCTGTATAAATTTCGTTTATAACCAATACATCAGCATTCTTGTTTTCATCATAAACTACAGCTTCAATTAAAAACCAAGTACCTGATAAGTTGATGTAATTTCCAAACAATCCCCATTCAGGTAGTGTTTTATTCAGCGAGTGAGTTCCGGTAATAGATCCAGTATCATAATCATAAATGTTTCCTGTAACAAAATAAATTCCAGTTTGGCCATTTCCTAAATTGTATTTCAAAGCATCCCGCTTATCTTTTATTCCAATATTATTGGTTTTTTGTAATACAGGAACAGAAGTAGAACCATCTGAAGCAGGAGTGCTTTCTGGTGAATTTGTTGTTTGAAGGTATGATGTTAAATCGCCTTCCTGCAATTGGAACTTGTCGAAAAACATTCCAGAAAAGCCGTCGCCTGTATGGTCAGGACTTCCAGATAAGCCTCTAATCTGCATCCCGATATTTATAGTCGTGGCCGTGTTCAATCCCATCTTAAGAGCAACTCTTAAATAACCGTTGCTTTCCTCGGTATAAGATGATGAAATATAAGTGAATCCGTTTAACCCATAATTATAAAAGAATGTTTTTGCTAAAGAATCAAAACCTACACTTACCAAGCCCGCTCCCCCAACTTCATCAATAAAAATATCAATAATCTTTAATTCATCTGGTTTCACATAGAAAGAAAAAGTATAATCGCCAGCTAAAGCACCTTTGTCAACTTCTTGGTTGAAACTGTGATAATTATAAGTTGCATCAGGTATCACTTTATCTGCGCTTAGTATCAAATGATTTTTAACCCAAGCCGAATTACTTAAATCGCCACTATAAAGCATGATGTTGGAAGTCGCTTGTGTAGGAATCATTAAGTCAGGCGCTCTCAAAATTTTAACTTCATTTACATCATAATTTGATTTGAATTGAGTTGTAATAATATCAGCCGTTTGGAATAATTGAGTTTCTTTATATGGACACTTCACGTCAACTTCAGAAGATAATGTGTTTTCGTCATTTTTATAATTAGACGAGTTTCCCCAACTGACTCTTTGTGCCCATCTAATTGAATTGGATTTTGAAATATAAAAGAAAGGAGAGTTAATTCCATTTTCATCTATTGTGAAATCTATTTGAAATGAACATCCGTATTGGTCCCTAACATAAAGCGTATAATTGTCTGGAACTAATCCAGAAAACACATTTGAAGATTGCCATACATCATTATCCAAAGAATATTCCAAGTTTAATCCCTGAGTGTTTACATTGGTAACAACCATAGTTCCACCATTAGGACTTGAATCAGCTGCTAATGTGAAATTTGATGCTGATAATACAGATGGTAGTAATATGTTTTGAGATAATTCATTCCCATCAGCATCTTTCACTTTTAATAAGATTGTTTGACCTCTAATCCATTCGAATGACAAAGGATTGTCTGTATTTGGATTTACTACTACCGGTGATATTATTTCGGTGCTTAATACTGAAGTTTCCACATTTACCTTTACATTTAAACAAGGACTTGAATCTGCTTGAGAAATTGAAACATCAACAAAATCAAAAGCAATTCCGCTGAAGTTACTAATATCAAAATCAACATCCGCTTCTGTACCTTCTTCAGTTAAAAAAGCTTCGCCTCCTAAAAATGTTAATCTATGATCTAATGATTTTATAGTTACTTCATTTGTTATTCTACTAATTAAAAATTGAGACGTTCCATTATAATCCAATCCAAAAGAAGTCATAAAATTAATTGCTGCTCTTTCTCCAACAACATCAGAAACTACTCCTGTTGTCACTTGATTCGGTAAAGACCTTAAATTAACCCATCTTTCTTCATAAGAGTTTAAAGATAGTGGAGGTGTTATTGTTGCTTCGATTGTTAAAAAACTTCCAATTACTAAATCTTCATTGAACGTTACTTTTATTTGAGAATATGTCATGATGTTTATCTATTACTTTTTAATACTTTCCAGGATCCTTTACCATTTGGTTTTAAATTGAAAAGAAATCCTTTTTCAATCTCGTTTTTATCATTTATAAATTCTACTGTTCCATAGAAATTTGGAATTTCCTTTCCTAAAATAGTTGTTGTTTCCTGAACTTGCTGCATGATTTGAAATGTGCATTCATGCTCAAATTCTATCCATTCCGGAACAAATCTTGCTCGTTCTAAAGTTGAGTTTAAAATATTTCCACTTTCCTTATATCTGTTTGCTGCAATAATCTTTGTTTCTAATTGACTATTTCCTGTGGATGATCCATATCGTATTTTATCTAATGGATATTTTACCAATCCAGAAGCAATTACCCACCCATGTCGCAAAAGGTTATTTATCGGAGATAGCCTCAAATTATTAGCAGTTTCCGGAGAGAATATTCCAGTAGGTGCTTCTTCGAAATCATCTTGCCATTTCCTTTCAAGAAAAACATTAGTAACTCCCTTTTTCAAATCTAATAACCAAATATCTTCATCATATTGCGTGTCTAATGTGTCATAAATCGAAAATGGTTTCCTTCTGGCAAATTCTTTTCCATAACCGTCTGCTCTGAAGTTTGAAATTTTAGAAAATGTTTGCTTTAACCTGGTTATTACGGTTGTAAAATTTGATTTTCCGTTAGGCTCATCCAATCCTTGCGCTTCTTGATAATCACCACCTTTATCGTATCCTATTTCCAATGATGAAGCAAAGTAAGTAGGAGCTACTGATCTCTTTAAATTCTTCACTTGATTGCCCAGCTTTATAGTAACATTATTATTATAGAAGTAACTTAAAGGCTCTATTCTAATTCTTTCCTTATTACTTATTTCCTCAATTCCCATTCCTACATTGAATACAGCATTTACTGAAGCAATTGTATCTCTTAGTGATGTAGTAAACGATTTAAATAAATTTGGATAATCTTCTGTTGACAATGGTAGTTTATCGAATCCTCTGATCCAAAATCCGTGAGAAGAACCAACAAAAGCGCCTGGACCATTTACTAAATATCCTAAATCTATTCTTCCAAAATATTCTGAATAAAATAATTTGGATTCATTAGCGCAAATAGAAGTAAGCCTGTCTATTAAATCATGAACAAATATGAATTTAGATTTTGAAGGTTCGAAAAAACTATCTTCTTCAGCAAAAACATCACCTTCTAATTCTGTCAAATTCACTCTAAATTGAGTTGTTATTCCTAAGTTACATCTAAGAAGAAAATTAAATGCGATGCTATCTCCTTCATTCACATCAAAGGTTTCGTCAAAATTCAAATTATATAAATTATCTTGAATTGACAGAATATTTGGAAAAGTAGGAGAGGAATGTCCGGCGTAAAATAATTCCCTTCTTTCTTTAAAATCATAGTTAGTGCCACCCGAGTAAACAGTCAAACAAACCTTAAAATATGCCCAATCAAATAAACCATATACAAAATGAGGTTTAAATTTAAAACTATTGGAATGAATTCTTATTTGCCTGTCTCTATCAAAATTAGCCATCATCATCATTCCTGTTGTTCCGCCTCCTTCTCCTGCAGCGCCTGAATTGAAAAGAACAGATTGAGCCTGTTCGTGTGATTGATTTATTAAATTCATAGGAACACCCTCAACGGTACTTCTGTCATTACCGTCATCAGAATGCACTTCTAAACTTGCAACCTCACCAGGACTAACGTTTACTTCCCATTTGGATTTTAGAAATATTCTTCTTCCCTCGAGCAATACTTCATTTGTTGGCAATGCTGGTAGTATTTTACCATCCATTGTTTCCAGACGATCTACCTCAACGCTTTCGTTTTCTCTGGACTTTATAATTTGCTCTAATCCTCCGGAATTAAATTTTATTCCTACTTGATTATTTTCAAATTCCCAGGTCGATAAATCTAAAAACCCCCAATAAATCCTAATCCATTTATCAGTTTGAGGATGTCTCTCATATTTTGATAATTTCAAGTTAGCATTGATTCCGTATATTTTAAAGGTGTTATTTATGTAGTCAGCTCCTGTTCCAATGAATTTTAAGGAATTTGAAAACTTTGTGAATATTCCGTGATAATCTTCATTTCTGGCAAATTCTTTTTCATCAGATTTCCATCCTATAGGTTCTTCTATAGGTTCTTCTGTGTCGCTTTCTCTGCAACTAAGCACATATTTTACTCTATCAAAAAAGGCTGGATTAATATTTCCCATTATTTCTTATTCCAATTAATATTGTTGTGTCTCCAAAACTCGTAACCAAAATCTATCTTATTATTCAAAGTGATATTGGCTTTGTTTTTCTCTATGGCTTTGGTTGTTCTCTTTAATTCATCAAGAACTTCTTTTGAGTAATAATCACCATTTGTATTTTGATATTGAAAAGCAGAATTTGCATTTTTATCAAAGCTGTTGTAATATGAAGCTTTGATATATTTTTGGTATTCATCAACTGATTTATGCACAATATCGCCTTCTCTCAAATAAGTAAATGTTGGAACATTTGGAGTAACAGTTGGATTGTTGCCAAACCTATCAGTAACAACTTCGCTAACACCACCATCTCCGGTTATTGCAAATTCCTCTTTTCCTCCTTTACGACCAGTTTTATATTTTGGGAGAGGAGTGGCCAATAAAGTAGCTAATTGAATAGCTCCAATACCGGCATAAATAGCAGCTATTGCAGAAGCAGATATACCAAAATCAAATTTTGGAACCTGAGCTAATGTGGAAATGACAGCTAATGCAGTTGCCCCAATAATTTGAGCGGCTTGTGTAGCTTTATTGAAAACTGCGGCATCATATTCAGCTTTTCTCTTCTTTTTTTCTAGAGCAACACGTTTCTTTTCGCGTTCTTTTTCAAGCAAGTCTTTTTGTCTGGCATCATTTCCAGCTAATTCAATTTCATGATTGAAAAAATCATCATTCGCTTGAATCTCTGCATCTATATTGGCAATTTTAGCTTCAAAAAGGGAGTTTACCAATCCAACCAATGCTTCCTTCAACTGCATTGCCATGTCTTTGACCTGCTCATTGAAAGCGGCTTCTGCAACTGTTCTTTCGTCTAAATTTTTCTTAAAATCCTCAGTACCTAAAGCATTGAGTTCTGTTTGATATTTTTGAAGTTTGTTTTCAAGGTCTTTTCTTTTTTCTGCTGAAATTTGTGCGCTAGCTTCTTTTGTTTTATCATCATCAAGTAACTTTTGAATTTCATCAATCTGCAATTGAAGTCCCTTTTTACTGAATTCTTTCTTTATTTCATATAATCTCCTTTGGTGTTCTTCTTCGGCATTTTGAATTAATTTATGATTTCCATCCGCTGCTTCTAAAGCATTTTGGTAAAGGGTGTTTTCAGAATCAAGAACTTTTTGAAGCTTTGTGTCTTCTGCCAATAATTCAGCATCTATTTGTTTTTGAAGAATAGCGACTTCATTATCGACAATGGTTTGTTTGTCCTTAGCGCTTTTTTCTTCTAAATTTTTCTTTTCAGCATAGTATTTTTCTAATATTAACTTTTCCTCGTTGGTTAGCTTTTCAGTGGCAACCTTACCGTCTATTATTGATGCAATTCTAGCCTCAGCATCTTTTTTATATAGTTGGAACTTTTGTTTTGAAAATTTATCCAAGCCATCCAATTCAAGTGCGTTTTTTAATAAATCATTTTGAAGAGTATCAGCATTTTTAGATTCTTGAATTTGGTTTATTTCAAGCAATGCGTTTATCCTTTGTTCATTGGTGCTTTTTTCTGAATCAATGATTTTTTGATTGTTATTGATTTCATTTTGGTACCGGAACTGAGTTAATTGATAGATGGCATCATTTACTTTTCTAGCATTTTTTAAGCCATTATCAAGCTTGTCTTTTTCAGCTTTAGCGGTAGAGTAAATCAATTCCTTTTCTGCATTTAAAGAGGCTATCTTATTTTTAATTACGCGTCCTTCTTTCCCTGATTTATCGGAAAGTCCTTTTATTAAAGCTTCTTGCGCTTCGATTTCTGCATCTATAATCTCAATGGTTCTAGCAGAATTTACAACTTGTGTTTTTGTTTTTTCATCGGATGCCTTGGCTGCTTCTTTTTCGGCTTCTGTTAAACCTTTCAAAGATTTCAATCTTCCTTGAGATAAAATTAAATCTACTTTTAAAACAGATAACTCTCTTTCTTTTGCTACAATAAATTCAGTAGTTATCGAACCTTCGCCTTCTACTTTTTTAAAATTTTTAAGGTTTTCTGTTCTATCTTTTATGCCTTTAGCTAAATCTTTCTGAAGTGAAATCTCATCATTAATCGCTTTGTTTTTATCGATTTCAAGTATTTTAGCATTTTCAACATTATACTTTTTAAGTAAATCAGTATTTAGCTTTAAAGCTTCTCCATACTTATTTACGGCACTGACTGCTCCAGGAACTACTAAAGATAATTCTTTTGTAATTCTTTGCATTTCACTTTGCTCCGCTGCAGTTAATTTGGTTTCACCCCCTAACTTTTTTGCCTTATTCTGTAGTTCCTCATATCGGCTGCTAAGTGTTTTGGTGGCAACCGCATTTTTTGTTAATTCATCCCTGTTTTTTAAAAACTCTTCATTTGTTTTTTTAGTTTCTTCGTTTATATCGGATAGCGATTTATTGAATTTATTCAAGGCGTATATGGCAGCTACTAAAACAGAAACTATTAATAATAAAGCATTTGCCTTTAAAGCTGTATTAAATCTTTGCCAAGCCGTAGTGGCTACTGTGGTAGCTGCTGCATTTGCGGTTTGAGCAGTTGTTCCAAATCCTGTAACAACAACGTTTGCTTGTTGTGCTACTGTTGCTTCTGTAGTCGTTAATGCAAATAATCCTTGTTGAACTCTAGCAAGAGCTACAGCTGCTTTATAGCCCAGCCAAGCCGTTACGCTGTATCCTAATACGCTTAATATTACTTTAAGATTTGTGGATAAAAATTTAATTCCAGAAGTAAGAGATATTGTAGATCCTGTTGTATTGTTAGTTTCTAAAATATAATCAGTCCAAGCGCTACTCAATATTTTAAGTTGAGAATCAAGAGAATTTAATTGTTTATCAGTTAATTCTTTTAAGGCACCACCCGAATTTTGATAAGCTACAGTGCTATCATTTATTTTTTGAACGTTGTTAGCTAAAATCACACCTAGTCCAGCAGTTTGGTCTCCGAATAAATCTCCGGCTACTTTTAATAATTCTAATCCAGTAGCTCCTTTTTCTTGAGCTTCATTGATTTTTCTAAGGGCATCGTCTAAACTCAGTCCTGAAGAAGCAAGTTTAACAAAAGAAGTTTGCATTAAACGTCCCGCTCTTTCTGCTTGAACTCCATTATCCGCGAGTGTACCAATTATAGCTGCTGTTTTCTCAATACTGATACCAACTTGTTTTGCAGAAGGAGCAATATATCCAAGGGAGTTTTTTAAGCCTTCGAAATCCAATGCTGAACGGTTGGCGGCTTCGGCAAATACATCTGTAAAATGCGTGGCTTCATCAGCTCCGGCACCAAATGCATTTAATGTAGCTTTTACTAATGTGGCACTATCCTCAGCGCTAGCTTGTAAAGCAATGGATAAATTGTTGATTGGTTCAAGTAGTTTCTCAGCTTCTTCAGTTGTAGAACCTAATTTAATAAGTTCAGTAGCTAATTTTGCTACATCAGTAGCGCCATTAACACTCGTTCTTGCAATCTCTCTGATTTTAGATTCCAGAGGAGCAATTTCAGTTCTACTTTTACCTGCAATAGCTGCTAGGTTTACGATTTCCTTTTCAAATTCTCTTACCGAATTAAAAGCGTCTTTCATTACGCTGGCAAACAATGCAATACCAGTTACAACACCAAATGCACTAATGAGGTTTTTAAGTCCTTCAGCAGCTTGTTTTGGATAGTTACCAACGTTTCTGTTGAATGTTCCAACAGCGGCATCAGCTGCTCTTACTTTTGAGTTTAGTTTATCAAATTCTGTTTGCGCTTGTTTTAATCTGGAATTATATTGTGCTTGACTTTCAGATGCTAATTTTCCTGTTGCAATTATGTTTTTCAACCTGTCTCCAGTAATAGCTACTTGTGCTGATAGTTTTTTGTAGGCGCTTTCAAGAGCACCGTTGGCAATAGCCTGCCTTTTTATTTCAAGATTAGTTTCATTAAGAATCGTTCTTTGTTTTATATATGCTTTATTGGTTCCCTCGGTTGCTAATTCATTTTTTTTGATTGTAGAAATAAGTGCGTTTTCAAGCATTATTTGTTCCTTCCAAATAACAATAGCCTGTTCTCCAATTGAATTTGCTTTAGCTTGACTTTCAGATAATTCTTTTATAGAAGATGATGTTCTTGATTTTTTATTAGCATCATTTAAAGCCAAAATACTATCGACAAACTCTTTGTTTTTATCAATAGCGGGTTGAATCATTTTTACATATTGTTCACCCCATTTCAAAGCTTCATCCTCTATAATTTCTTTACGTGTAATCGCGTTTGTAGCCATGACTTATTTCTTTTTTGATTGAGATTCTAAATGTTTTATTTTGGTTTTGACTTGATATTCATAAGCATGAAATGCCTCTACGGAACACGAGTTAAAATCAAAGGCAACATTCAACACTGCAGAATAACTTGCCATAACATCAATTATTGAATTTTCGGATTTAACGCTTTCTTCCTCTATTTTTGGAAGCTTAGCCTTTAATCGATTTATATTTATAGTAATTCCTTTTGCTTCTCTATGGATATTATCAATTTGCGATTTGTAATTAGGACTGTTTTCGTCAAATTTGTATCCTTCTGATTTTAGTAAAGAAATTATTTTTTCGTCTTTAGAAAATAATAATTGCTCACAGCACAATTCAATTATTAAAAATCGTTTCTCCTGGTAATTGATTTCTTTTTCTAAATTAAAAACCTTGTCAACTCCTTTCTTGTTATATTTTTGATTGAATTTATCATCTAATTCAACCCAAATTATAGCGAGTTCCTCAAGTGGTTTTTCTTCATCTGAAAGCAATGATAAATCTCCTGTTTCGTAGATTTCCATTTGAATGACCTTTGGTAACGTTCTTAATTTATCGTATATCATAATCCGAGTTCTTTTCTGTAATAATTAATTATGAATGGTTTGAATTTGTCTTCGATAACTTTATTTAAATCGGCATCGGTAAGTCCGAATAAATCATGTGAAAGCCAATTTTCAGAATCTAATATCGTTGCTGTCTTTGAATCGGTTGATCCGAACACAACCATTCCGTTTTCAACTTTTGCATATAATTTTTCTAAGAAGCTTCCAGTGTCTTTTGCATCGAATGGTTCGCCTTTCTTTTTTGCTCCTTTAGAGATAACCTCAGTAGCATAAGAATAAAAACCAATTGCATCACCATAAACATCTTTGCTCTTTTCATTTAATTGAATCCTATTCAATTCTGTTAGTTCTTTTTCAATGGACCGTATGAAATCAAAAAAAGCTTTAGACACTATGTTTTCGTCTAATTTTTTAACCAACGCTAAATGCTCGGTGAATACGTCCATTTGATTTTTATAAAAAAAGGACGTTATAGAATTTTACTTCTACACGTCCTCTTATACAATAAATTTAAATTACTATTGTTTTGCTTCTTCTTTTGCTTCTTCTTTGGCTTCTGCCTTATTCAATGCAATTATGTCATTGAATACAGCTTTCATTTCAGCTGCTCTTTCTTTCGGAGTAATGCCTTTGAAAACGTGCGTGTTTTCAAATTGCTCTCTGAATTGATCAAAGGTTCCATTCCATCCTTCAGCGAAGGTTATCCCTTTATATTCGTGTCTGGCCATAACTAAAAAAATTAAGATATACCAGTTACAGAAAGAGATCCTATTGACTCATAAGAGTCTTCGGTTTTAGCAACAACACCATTAAGGTCAACAACCAATGTATTCACAAAACCAGTTCCGGTTAGCTCATAAATTCCATTAGCATCTGCAGCTACAAATGAGTGGGTTACAGCTACTCCTAAAGCAGTTTTTAAAGTGATGTTTGCAGTTACTAATGAAGTAACAACGTCGCCAGCACAACCAGCATCAACAGTGAATTTGATTGATGTTGCAGAAGCGGAAACAAGTTTCAATTCTACATCCATAATACCATTCAAGTCAATATGAGACCAATCTGGTTTCAATACAACAGGATGATTTTCAAATTCATTGTAATCCTCATAAGTAAGAGTTACTGGAGAATATTGGTAGTTGTCTTTTACAGCATCAACCAATTTACCAATCTCAATAGTTACAAGTTGTCCACGAACTTTAGTTCCATCAACAGTAGTTGCTTTGATTTCTTGTGCTTCTGTGAATTCATAAACACGCATTTTTTTACCATGAAATGATTTCAAGGCTCTATGCGAACATGGTCCAAGAACACAATTAAAGGTTCTTATTTTTTTACCTACAGAAGTACGATACTTCTTGTTTCCTTCTTTGAAAGTATCGGCAGTATCAGCAATAGCCAATTCTTCAATTTCAAATAATGGAAAGATTTTCTTTAAATCCCTGTCTGTTTTCCAATCAGCCAATGTTTTGGCAGAAGTAGCAGTTGCAAATTCTTGTTCAGAAGTCGCTAACGCATGTCGGATTACAGGAGATTGTGTACATTGCTCTTTAGCTCCAGTGTTTAAAAGGGAGTTGTCTTCTTGAGCGCATTCTACAATATGATTAGACATAATATATAGTTTTTAATGATTACAATTAAATGTGTATTTTAGAATTCCGTTTATTGAGAAAATATGATATGGCTGCATTCCGTTTAATTTGATATTTGAAATATCAAAACCCTTCAATACATCTTCAATGCCTTTCTCAATTCCGGTAATTTCTATTGTTCCTAATTTTTTTAATAGCTTGTAACAAGTATCCTGAATTTCTGTATCCGGCCAATATGTTTTACCTTCAAATAAGCTTACTCCATTAACGAAAAGCTTTTCAAGGTTTAACATAAAAACAACTTTTATATTTGCTTCAAACTTTTCTTTTTTGATTTGATGGTTATCGCTATCAATGAAGAAAACATTTCCTCCTGGTGCTTTTGCCGAATCATAATAAACCTCTTTTCGTTTTGGCCATACAGCGTAAAACTCCGGAGTAAATGATTTTCCATCTTTTGAAAGAACTTTTTGAGCCCTGCCATAAAAATCGACATTTGTGAATCCTAATTTCGAACTCAAAACATTTTGAGTAATCTGTATTTTATTGTCGATTCCTTTTGCAGGATATGCGTTATAGTTACTCATGGCCTACCAGATTGAACCGCTATTTACAGTTGCTTTGATTGGAAATATTTTGTTGGTTGCTTTTCTAATGGCTTTGTCCAATTTCTGAACTAAACCGCTTGCTACCAATATCCCGGTATCATTTCTGAAACCTTCTAATTCCAGCTTCAAATTTGAAACTGCTAGTTTGGCGTTTCTTTCTACAATGTTGCTTTCTTTGGTGGTCATTAATAGTTCAAGGACCATCATTGCAACTTTGTAACCAATAGCATCATCAAAAAGAATCGCATTATCAATGATTATATCATCATAAGCTGCTGTATTATCATACTGTAGGTTCTTATCCATTATCAATGGAATAATTTCCCTGGTTGCCTGATATTTAAGAGCAGTTAAAATATTGTTGAATTTTTCTTCTGCATCATCCCCTGAAACAGGACAAGCTGCAAATATATTTTCAACAGTAACCAATGAATGAAACGATTTGAAAAAACGTCCGGTTGAACCAACAGAGTTGGCTTCATCCACCTCAATGGAGAAGCCTTCCTCTAATGGTATTCCGAATCCTATTCTTTCGGATAATTCTACTATGGTATCTTCAGAATACATACTTTGCTATTAAGCTACAGTTGCTGTGATTGTAACAGTGTCAGAAGCTACAATTCCTTCGCTATCCGTAACAGTTAACTTGAATACATAAGTACCAGTTACCAATCCGTTTGCTGTCGCGTCAACCACAGTTGCATCAACAAATCCCGGAGTACCTGGTCCAGAAACAACCGTCCATAGATATGATGCAATTGTTTTATCTCCTGCTGCAGTTACCGTTGCGTTCAATGCTTTATTAGCAGCGTTGGCAGTAGTATTGGTTCCGGCATCAACTACAGGAATTTCAAGAACAGCTTTCAACGTAGTTTCTTTAGCTTTAGATAGTTTGTTAACCAATTTGATTAACTCAACATCAGTATTGCCAGTTGTAGCAGTTACGCCAACAGCAGCCAATGCAACGATCAAGTTAGCAACAGTTACAGTGCTATCTTCGTAGATAGTGATAGTTGCGTTACTTTCTGTTTGTCCTAAAGTAGTTTGCGCTTCTGCAGCATCTAATTGATAGATACTTGAAACATTGCTTACTACAGGAACTGCTAAAGCCTGAGAAGATGTAAACTCAGCAAAAGGCTCATTTTCATGCCATTTTTTAAGCAAGATAAACGTGTCTGATTTCGCATAAGTAACGGCTTTGTTCTGACGAGTTTCTTCTGCAAGCATACCGTAGAATAATTTACCAACATTCACTGCCGGAGTAAATATTACTTTGTTTGCTGCCCAAGGAGTCAATACAGTTCTTAAACCGTTTTTCTCGTTGATGATAACTCTATCCACAATAATAATGGTAGGTAGCTTATTTTTCTTAAGCATTCCATTTACTGCTTCTAAATCCGGAATAGGAATATTAGTGTTTTCACCAGAGAAGTTTTGACTGAAACCATAGAACTGTCTTACTTGCTCGTTAGCTGCGAAGTTGTCAAACGTAGTATCATCCATTCTCATAATGGTTGGAATATCTCCGTTAGCTTTAGCAGCTTTCATAACACGCTTGATGTCATCAATTGGTTTTGCATTAGCATCTGTCCAAATAACTTCGGCACCGAACTTGTTTTCATCTTTATAGTTCAAGTCAATTCTGATACCTAAACCAGTATTGTTTTCTTGCTCTAAAACGGAAACGCCTTCAGATAGTAACTGCAATCCGATGTATTCCAATTTCTCGTGAACTCCCATGATACACTTTGGAGTGTCTTCAAAGATTTTAGCAACCAAAACAGATGTTTCAACATTTCGGCTTTTAAGAATGTCAATATCTGACATCAATTTCTCTGACATTTTCATTTTCATACCGATTTTAGGAATATCTCCTGTAGCGGAACCAAATGAACCTCTTCTTTTTAACGGTAAAGCAGAGTCTAACGACACAACGTCAGCAGATACTTGACCACCGTCAACATTAAGAGATTGCCATTTAAGATCAGTGGAAAGCTCTGGCGAGTACATTTCCTTGTAAGAGTAAGTAGCAACGGTTTTCTTACCGTTAACTCTTTCCTCAATTGCTTTAGCTAACTTCTTGAAATCAGCAGCCCATTGGATAAATAATGATTCTAACATGGCTTAGTCTTGTGTAAATCTGATTAATACTAAATCTGTTTTTGCTCCGGCTGGTGTGGTAAATCCTCCACCATTTACAAATGCTACTTCATTTACAGTTCCACGAACCATAATAGATGCAAAAGGTTTAGCTTTCAAGATGCTTGAAACTAAAATACCTTTGTAGGTGTGACCACCTGGCAAAGCAACATAAGCTCCTGAAGTTACATTCAAAGGCTTTAATACCTTTGTTGCAGTTTCTTCAATGATAATGTGCCCTGCATTGATTTGACCTGTTGGAGTGTATCCTGATACATCCAAGGTCTTTCCTCCTGGAATAGTTTCTAGGTTCTGAACGATAACAATGCTATCGAATTCAGTAGAAACATTTTCCGGAGTACCGTTTAAATTTGCAGTCGTTCCTGACATGATTTTTACTTTTTTAAAGATTAAAGTTTAGATATTGAACTGATCAACAACATTATCTATCACTTTTTGCTCAGAACCTTTTACAGTATCACCTGCTGGAGGTGGTCCTGAATAGCCTAAATTATTAGCGATGTTTTGGGTAAGTCCGCTATACTCCGTTTCCAAATTCGTAACCTGCGCTGCGATTTCATCTTCCGTCGTTTCGGGTGTAACAACCAATCTTTTCAACCAGTTTTCTTTTACTTCAGGAGTTAAGCCTTTAAGAACTTCAGAATTTTCAAAGGCTGCTTTTGCCGATATACTCTTTGTTTCTACAACTTTACCTGATTTAAGTGCTTCAACTTCTCCTGTCAATTTTCCAATTGCATCAAGCAATTTTTGATTAGGATCGTCTGCTGGTTTAGGTGGTGCTGGTGGATCAGCTGGCGGATTCGGTGGTGTAGGTGGATCAGTTGGTTTTTTCTGGTTTGCTTCCAAAGTCCGAACTCTGTCGTCCTCTTTCGCAATGTCTTCAAATGACATAATGCCGTTGAAGTCTTCCAATACCAAATCGATTGCTGCATCATCTGCATCATCTGCCGGTTTTGTTGCAAGTTTATCCGCAATCGCGTCTAACCTCTTAGTCGATAAGTTAGCCTTAGGATATTTAATCTTAAGTCTCTCCTTAATCTTTACTGCTGTTACTGCCATGATAAATGTTTTTTGATTTATATGCAACAAATATATAAAATATTATTCTTATTTAGTCTAAATAAAAATAAGGTATTTTTTTAAAGAAAAAACCACCCCGAATAGAAGTGGTTTAATAGCAATGTTTTTGATTAAGATAGCTAATCCTTTTTCAAGTTTTCGCCTAACCTCGGAAGACTTAATCATAACATTCGAGCCGCCCTGTTAATATGATTTTTCAAGTCTGTTTTTAGCTAAATCCTGAAAATATTTTAAAGGTTCACGTTCCAAAGCATTATCAATTTCATCCTGATTGGTATTGAATGTGAAATCAGTTGGAGGTTTTAGAATTTTAGCATCAATCATCAAGTTTTTAAAATGATAGACAGTTGCAAGTGCTATTCGATGCTTCTTGGCCATTTCATCCACCCACGTTGATTTGAATTGCTTTAGCTTACAAAACTCTTCAGTCAAAATGTTTCTTTCAAAAGTCAATCGCATGTTGTTGTGCTTGAAATAATTGACAATATTATTTTTCATGATTTCGTTTAGTGCTTCATTTTCCATAATCAATTTAGTATTGTATGTACTTACTGTACTCATTTTACGCCGGAGTTGGTTTAATCTCTTTTGCCTTATTATCCTCTGCAATTCTATTAATCTCAGCTTGCGGATCATCACTCATATCTAGAATTTTGATTCCGGTTTCCTTACTCATTACTCCAGCTGATACAGCAGAAGAAACAATATCGACAGCTTCTTTCACATCATCCGGTAGAATTGAATTGAATTGGATATCATAAAAAAGTTTTTGAGATTCTGCTTTCAATCCGGTGTTGGTAGTTGTAACCATTCCAGAAATAAGTACGTTGATGATGCGTTCAATCATTGTTCTGTTTTCTCCTTCGTTTGCTGATGCTTTAATAACACTATCCAAGAATAACAACCTCAAAGCAACACCTGATATCTGGCCAATTCCCTTCACGTTATTGAAAGAAAGATTAGGTGTTGATGTGATGGCATAGATTAGATTTTCAAGAGTGTTCAATTCAAGTTTATTTGATTCAGGCGCTGTGTCCGCTGTAAGGAATTGAACATCGCTTCTTATTTCGTTCCCTTCATTATCAATTTTAATTTCACAAAGCCAGGCTTTACCATCTTCATCTTTATCTGGAGCGTTTTTGACTTCTCCATAAATCTTAAGCATTGGATGTCCGGAATAATCATTGCTGGCTCCCAATTTAGAAATTGCCACCTCAAATCTATCAATCATTGCCTGAGCATCGAACCACTCTGGTTGTTCCTGGTCAACATAAACAACAGGAATTCTATCGAAACCGTGAGGTTCAATAATCGGTGGATTTTGTCCAACTATCTTATGAACGGTTTTCTCTGAATAAATCCAGGTATTTATCAACTCCTTACCTTCAGCATCCTTATTCTTAAATATCCAAGTAAAGAATAGCATATTTCCAAACGCATCGAAATAAGGATACATTGAACCGCTCGTGTTTTGAAGAATAGAAAGCTTGATTTCTTTCCTTTGTCCTGATATTCCAAAAAATGCCAATGCCTTTTGAATTAAAGAACCTTCTTTGATGTCAGTAATACTGAATACAATTGCAGCTTGAGTCTCTGATTTTTTTAGGGAAACAACTTTATTGATAGCGGCATCAATCCGATTGATTTTCCACAGTCTTTTTAATAATTCGTCAAGTTTAGAGTCAGTACCTTTTTCAAAAGAAGGAATCAATGTTACTGGCTTACCTACTTCAAAAGCAGTTGCGGTACCAACTATTTTTTTGATGAATGGTACCGGAATACGAACACCTAAAACCGTTTTAGATTTTTCTGTACCTGCATTAACAGGTTTGTCTTTTTGGATTTCTCCAATCTGAGTTTCTCTAATTTTACGGTCCGTCGCTTTGTATTCCTTGATTATTTTTTCAATCGCTCCGGCATCTTTCCCCTGAGATTTTAATAATGTAATAGCTTTAGTTTGATCTGTAGTCAATAATGCAATGATTTCTTCCATGGTAATTTATATATTAAGTTTTTTGATTTCTTCTTTTGATGTTACATATACTGTACTTCCTGTATTATGCGCAATATGACCGTACCTTCCCATGTCCCATATATGATTGAATTTATCAATCGGTTGATTTATTGAAATTCCATTAATCTCTTTCATTCTATAATTCTGTTGCTCTTTCAGCGCCTGTTGGTAAAGATGATTTTTAACAATGTGAATCTTTTTACCTTTCATAGAGTTGAGCCAATACATAACAGACTTTGTTTTGCTAATTTTATATGCATTTTCAAAGCCTTCATGCTTTAATCCTTTAACCATTTCAACCGTTCCCTTATTCTCACCGGTATATTTATCTGCTGAATCACATGGAATAATTGCCTGTTCATCAATATCTAAACTTCTCAAAAGAGCAGCTAGTTCCGGAGGTGTCTCTATTGGCTCGTAGCACAATGGCTCAATCCAAATATTATGTTCATCCTCGGCATATCTTCCAAGCACATTAGGATCAGTTGTGAATCCAAAGTCATTAGGATATATTACCGCTTTATCTTGTGGCCATTGTTCAGGCTCAATCCATTCAACATAAGGGAAAATAACTCCTTTCATTGCTCCACGTAAACCAAGTCCATAAACCTTCCAATTGAATTCATCAGCTGTACCATTGGTTATGTTTGTTGGATGCGGTGGGGGTTGATTTGTTTTTGAAACAGGCTCAACCTTTTTTAATACCTTGTTGTAGCACATTATGATGCTATTTTCAACAAAATAGGAATCAGGAAGCCATGGTTCCCAGCTTAATATTTTATTCTTTTCTCCAACAGATATATGCTTGTTATTAAGATAAGTAGTTCTTAAAAATGCAACATCGGGACGGGAAAGAACATTGTCAAAGAACCAATGGTCAGTAACCGAAGGATTATAATCTGCCCACCAAAACTTTCTGCATCTAAGCTCCACCTGGTCGAATACTTCCTTACGGATAAACATCATTTCATTGAAAAAAGCATAATCACAACCTCCACCGTGTTTTCCATCTCCAAGAAAAAAAATAGTGCTTTTACCAATCCTGAAACTCTTTACTTCTTTTGCTCGATGGAAAGGATTAGGAAGTCCATAATCATCAAGCCTACGTTTGAAATCATCATATAGCGTAGTCTTGAATTCGTTGTATGTTTCCCGGTAGATATTGATTGTGCATCCATCAGGCTCTTGGTAAAGAGAAAGCCAAATTATTATATCTACTCCTGACCATGTTTTACCGGAACGCGAACTTCCTTCCAATGCACAACCTCTGTATCCTCCAATCAACTCATCAATTTCATTATACATCTGCTGTTTTATGGCATTGTAAAGAAGTGCATAATTGGGATTAGTATCTTCATCAATTATTGTCAACCTTTTTCTTGAAATATCAACATCCCTTTCTTTCAAAAGGGTTTCTAATTCCAACATTTCGGCATCACTCAACATATTATTTCAACATTGTTATCTTTAATTTTCCGGAAGCAATAAGTACAGCAACATTTGATTCAACTATATCTCTTTCTTTTTTTGAAAGCAATGATTTCTTTTCCTGAATGAGATTATATTCTATAACATGCCTTTTCATTACTTCATCTTCAAGAGCATCTTTAGCTAATTTCTCAGCTACTTTACGTTTGAAGTTTTTGATTTTATTTTTAAAGAATTTTATCATTAGTAAATTGTTTTTTCTGTTTGTAATTCCCATCCATAATGATTAGAGACTTCCATTCCCGAAATCACTTCATACATAATTCCATGTTCCTGGATTATTATTGCTGTAATCATTCTTGGCTTTTGGTCTATATCGTGTTTCAGGAAAACAGTGTCGCGAATACTGAAATCATTTTCAATGGTTAGTTTTTTATTTTCTGACATCTGGTTAGTATTAGTAAAACCGCCTCACTGATAAGCAAGGCGGTTTCTGATTTGTTAATCTTCTAGTTCATCCCACTTAGAACGACCTTCCGGTGCCAAATCCGAGTGTTGAACCTTGAAAACATATACTGTTTCTCCAACCCCAAGAACTGTCAAGTCAACGCTGTTATCGTTAACCTCTGTAACATCTGCCACATAATCTTTTCTTGGTTGCGCAAATTCCTTGTTTCTTCTGACACTTGGTGTAAACAACACTCTCTGTCCTCTTTTTGCTTTTGCCATAATAATCTTAGCACTTATCCTTGCAATCGGATTCTATAATTGGTTATTAATTGATTCACTTTGGCTTAAATCATTTATGAAAACATCTCCATCTCTCAACACAATTTCCAGATTATCATCCTCCGTTGTTTCAGCATAATCGAGTAGGGCATAGCCTATAAATTCAGCATCAGTTGTATGTTGTCCATTGATAAAAATCTGTCCGTTATTGATGCTTACTATCATGCTTTTTTAAGTATTTGAAGTGGTTTATTTAGTCCTAATGCTAAAATCTTTCTGTCTCTTGATTTGGCTGCGACTCTTTCTTCTTCATGATATCCACATTCATATCTCACTTTCTTATCGGTTACATAGGCAACCCACTTCTGAATGTCTCTTCTCCATGTTACACCAACATACTTCGATGTTCTTTTCTTTTGTTGCTCTTGCGCTTTTGTTAGCATACTTTGATTTTAAAAATTGTGCTGTCTTTCCATTAAGGCTTTCGCCATGCTGCCAGTCTTTCGGTAATTTGCTCTTATAAAATTCAACTACGAGTGTCGGCTGTTCCAAGAGCTTTGAGTCAACCATTAACCGATGCCTACATCTCAGACAAGAGAGGAGTTTATGAAGGAACAGCTTACTTTAGTTGCGAGGGAGGGATTCGAACCCTCGACCTGTAGGTTATGAGCCTACCGAGCTGCCAACTGCTCTACCTCACGATTTTTGTTTTGATTTGTAAAAACCTCTCTAGGCATGTAGAGAGGTTTTTGTATTCGGATGATATTTATTTTAACAGCTGTTTCGGGATAAAGCCAAACCTAGCTTTTGTAAATTCTTTTCCTGATCTATTAAGTAATTAGAATTTAACTTTTCAGTAAATCGAATCTGTTCAAACCTAGCATCTAAGCTTTGCCACCCTACGTCCAAAATGGTTGCAAAGGATTTAACAGGTTCAAAATTTCTAACTACATAATTTTGGGTTGAGTGACCCGAAAAGATTGTCACTACATCGTAGTCGACAAAAGAAAAAGAAAGTACATCACCAACGATTGTAGAGACATGGAAGTCTTTAACAATTGCTGTTGTTTGTTTTGTCTCCGGCAATGGAGTACTTGACATCGCCGTTAAACTAATCATCCCGATTAGTAAAATAAAGAGTGGATTAAAATTTTTCATTTGAAATGATTTTTATTTCATTTCAAATGTAGCATATTTTGATAATAAATAGCAAAATATGATAAATTAATTTAGAAGAATTATTTTTTAAGTGATTCTAAACCTTTAGCAATAAGGGCTTCAAGGCGTGCTTGTTTTTCAGGTCCAAAACCATCTGGTAACATAACCGGATTGTCTCTATCTCCCTGAAGCATTAATTTTGGAGTTGGATATAATGCTTCCAGCTTGGAAATTTCCTTTTTGATATTGTTTACAACTGCCATTCCTTTCGGTGTGCCTTTGTATTCATCTTTCATGCTGCGGATATCTTGCTTTAGTTCAGCGATACGAAGAGATCGCTTTTGCTCAATCGTTGCTTCCTCCTCTTCATGCCAAACCTTATATGCTTTTTGGAGCAGGTTCTTTGCTTGGCGCAATCCAATAGGTTTGCCATCGGATTTTAAAAACTGTTGTTGGCATTGCTTTAAAATCAAATAATCTTGCACACCGTTAATTATCCACCCTTGGATGGTGAACACACGGTTTGCTGTTTCTAAATTACTTGCTTTAGCACCTGGCATGATGTTTATGTATTTGGATACATTGCCTTAATCACGGAAATATGACGGCTTAACTCATAGATTCTATCACGAAGTTTGATAGCTTCACGCTCACGCATAACACGAATTTCTTCGCTACTTTCTGTTATTGCTCCAGGCTCGTAGGCTTTTAATGCTGCTTCGCAAATCTTCTTCTCTTCCTCAAGATAGGTAACGATTTTGTCCCTCATTTCTATAAGTATTTGATAGTTAATATTTGCCATTTATGATAGTAGTTTTGGTTTTAACGGCACAAAAATACACCAAAACTTTTATTATAATGAAGCCAAAGCTTCCAAGTCTTCACCTAAATTTAACTCAGGATAATTCTCTTTGATTTTCTTCGGGTCGCCTTTGTAAAACACCAATACGTTCTGGTGCATCTTACCAACTTTACGACCACCATTGAATTGACGACGTACACGAATAGCCAAACTGCCTACAACGTTAACCAATATGATTTCGTTGTATAATTCCATTCCGGCTTCTTTAAAGGCTTGGATAGTATCGCTAACGAAGTTGTAATAGAAGCCTTTTTTATCGCGCACATCACCTACAACGAAACAAGCAAAACGATCATCGTTCAGCTGGGCAACTGATTTCTTGATGATGCTGAAGTATATTTCCTTGAACTTTTCATAAGGCATGTTCGAAAGGTCGTTCGGATCATCGCTGTATTTCTCCAAATCGGCATAAGGAGGGCAGCTCATAAGGAAGTCTGAAGGTAACGGCATCATGTCTAAAACCTCGTTACTGTCACCAGTAGTCCATTCTACATCTTTCAGCCCTAAAATAGATGCTTGCTTCCTGTTTGCCTCTACCTGGTCCTCTCTTAAATCAATTCCTTTGTATGGATATCCAAGCACTCCGGCAACTACACCACGAACAGAACCACCAGCGAAAGGGTCTAGTACAGAACCTCCGTTAGTACAGAACCATCTGTACAGAAGCTCACAAAGAACTGGGTCAAAGATGCTGGCTCCTTCATAGACATGCATTCCTTTTTGCTTGGCATAGTCAATGATTTCATCCCATGACGGCTCACGCTTCAATGTTTCACGCATTTTGTTTCGTAGTTCGTATATGGCGGTTGATTGGCCACTCTTAGCGATTAGCTCAACATCTTCTCGGGTTTCCTGTGAGTTGAAACCTAACGCTAACCATTTGCGCTTGCGCTCCTGCCATACGCCGGAACGTGTATCAAGTATCGAGAAAGGAGGGAAGATAAAACTATCTTTTAATGATGAAGGCACAATCGTTTCTCCTTCTTCTCCAAACTCATTTTGCTTAAGCATTCCTTCGAAAGCTATGTTATCAAAATCAGGTATGTTCAACATTCCCTGTAATTCCGGAAAGTCCAAATCAAAGTTTTGTACAAACTCAAGCAATCCCTGTTGCGTTATCCTGGCATAAGCAGATGAATAAATCAAAACTAATTCTGCAGCCTCTTTCATATTGCCACAATCAATGAATGTCGCCGGGAGCATGTCCGGCACAGTTGCGCCAGATTCCGATACCTTTTTCAAATCCAAAAACCTATGACGGCCATCTAAGCAATACAAAATGCCTTCATGCTCCCAAACCTTGAAAGGGTCAACAAACTGATACTTCAGTATAGATTCCAACAGCTTTACATCGCCATTGTTTATCCATTCCTTGAAGTTTTCCTGTTGTATAAATTGAAGATTTCTCCAGTTGATTAGTTCGGTTTTGATTACTCTGGATTCGATTGATTGTGGGATCATAAAGTTTGAAAATTTTTGCTTTGGAAATATTATGAAACAAATGTAGCAAAATATGATAATCTTTTGCATATTATGATACAAATAAAAACCGCCTAGTTAGGGCGGTCATTTGTTAAATTATTGATAATCAGTTAATGTTTACACATTGTGCACTTTCCATCTTTGAATATCTGCATGGAGAAACAGCGCTTACAGTATTTGAACATAGTGTTTAGTTTTGTAATTCAAAGCGTCCGTTTATGTCGAAAGCGAGTGAATTAGTTATTATTTCTTCTAATTCATCTACCAAATCGGGTTCTTCTTCGAACTCATACGCTCCGGTCCGGATATTCCATTCTGCATGGAAACATGAATTATCTAATCTGAATTGAAAAACATTTGCATCGATTGTTGATGAAGGTGTGAATAGGAGAGTGGCCATAATATTGCTTTTAGATTGTTATCGTTGAGCAATATTGGGTTGACTCTTTTGAAGTATCAAGGAATCACTAAAAAATATTTGATTACATCACTTGTGCCGTATTCTATAAATCCTTTCTTTTCAATCAGATGTTTTTTAAGTCCTTCATTCGTGAACTCTCGGATGATGAGTGCTCTATTATCTCTCTTACATGAATTCTCAAACCATTGAAGCACATCTGTAAAATGTCCGTTGCCAGGATTACTGTTTATGACTGATAAAATCTCATAAGCTTTTTCTTTACAACACCATAGGCCTTCAACAGTTCCAATTCTAAAAGCATTCCATATTGTCGTTGGGTCAAACTGCCGATGATACGTTGCTGTTTCAAAGTCAAGTTTATGTTCGGATTCAAATTGTGTAGATGTACTCATTTTTTTCTTTTCATTATTGGTACTAACGTTTTCTTTCTTGAAGGTGTTGCAGCTTTCTTTTCTTCTTGCGTCATGATCAACTGCTTTTCAAAATCAAATAGTTTTCTGGACACAATAACTTTATCAAAGTTTTTTGTTAGTCTCTGCCAAAATTTCCAATGCTTCCCACATAGAATAAACCTTTCGTTTATGGAGAAAAAGCTATATCTTCTGTCCCAATATTCCGGACCGATTCCATAATCTCGCACCTTCGTTCCTCTGCAGCATCCTTTGGCTTCACAAATCCACCAAACCAATTTGAATTCTACCACGTCGAGTTCTTCCTTCGACATTGCTTTTAATTCCGCTATGGCTTCTTGCTCATTCTCCATCAGGTTCTATTTCGCCTCGTTCAACCATATCTTTATACTCTTGCTCCCAAATTGGAGAAAGTTCATCATAACATGGTTGACAAAACCAACATCCCTCGCTATCGGTTGTCATTGTATCAATGTCAAAAGGTTGAGTACACGATTCACATTTTTGCAGACAAATATCTGGCTCCCAAAATGACAGCTTACCTTTCACGTTTAAAATTGGCTTATCGTATAACACTGGATTGGCTAGCACCCAATTGTAGATTGGTTTGCCGATTGGCTTTTCTCCTTCGGTTTCATCTGCTTCATACATGAATGTTTTCTCCGCCCAAATACTCGGATGATTGATTACGCAATCCACGATGTCAACTTCTCCAATGATAGCTGATGTTGGTCTATTTGGATAATAGCTTTTATTTCCTGCCTTAACCATTGTCGTTTTGCTTTGAACTTCTATGAGTTGTTCTGGACTTAGATTGGCAAAAAAACTTCCCATATCTTTAGCTGAAGCATGGATATAAATCCTGCCTCGAAAGTGAGTTTTCCAAGTTCTGTTCTCGATGTCTTTTATGCCGGAAGCAATTAATGATGCCCATGGCTGTTTTATTGATAGTGCTTTCATGTTAATTAGTTTTTAAAGTTCGTTCCCAATCAATTCTTAAATCTGCACCGTTTCTTCTTGATAATTCATGTTTGCCTCTTTCTAAATCTATACAGGATTTTTTACAACCTCGTTTACTCCAAAAATCATATAAATCACCTGCAAATATTAAATTGCTTGGTGCTTTCTTTTCATTTTTAAAGTCTAACAAAGAATAAACTGGACTATCTTTCAAATCTTTTAATGCGGATTCACAATCGAAATAAGAACCCATTTCTACTCGATGTGATAATAGTTCAAAATCGGCATCTATGTCTAAACTTCTGACTACACATCCATAATTTTCTGTTCTTGCAATAAGTTCCATTGGTAATAATTCACCAACAAAATATATTTTTTGCGCTTCTTTTAGGTCTTTGTAATTCATAATTTCTGTCCTTTACAGTTTTCACATTGAACATCACATCCTCTTTCGTTGTGACAATCAAAAGTAGGAGGCTTTATCTTTTCTTCTCGCTTTTTAAGTCCTTTCAAGATAAGGATTTCATCGTTAACCTTTTCGTTGTTTAATCCGTGCTCGAGTAGAAAGTCTTGGATGGCTTCGAACTTCATTATCTCGATGAAGGCAATTTTTTCAGTTTTTATAAGATTAAATATTTCAGAGATTAGTTTTTTAAAATTGTCGGCTTCATCTCTAGTTGGAAGTTTGTCTTCATAAAACTTACCCATTAAAAAATGAATCAGGATATCATCTTTTGTAATTGTATTTTCAGTTGGCTTTGACATAATTAATTTGGCTATTTGGTTAATAGTAAATTCAATCGTTTTCCTTGAATTTCCTCATAAAGAGTTGATCCGTTTTGCGTGATAGCGTAAGGAAGAAACACTTCGGACACATCCGCTAATTCAGATTCTACCAATGCCATTTGTGCTTCAACCCAATCTTTAATAATTCGCCATGAAGTTCGAACTGCCTGCTCTTTATTCTGATAGGTTTTCGGTACCTTCTGTTTTTCCATGGCTTTCATAACTCCTTTATATCGTGCAGGTAGTTTGAAACCAATAAGTTTTCCATTCATTTCAATAGTGAAATTCAACGATACAGGAGTGCCCTCTTCATAGTCAGTCATTATTGATTTTGCGCCATGCATTGACAAACACTTGGATATTTCACCAAGTGTTTTGTGATAGTCAATTTTTGTGCTGTAGTTTAGAATTGGCATGGCTATTCTTTTTTATCGATGAAGTGGACAATATCTACTGCTTGAATAAAGAATAAGCAAACGCCCATCATCATAAAAAGCCAATGTCTCCATCCCCAATGCCATGTTGGTTCGTGCGCATCACATGCAGCAAAATTGCAAAACTGATACTGATTCCAATTTATCTTTAATCCGCTGCCCTTACACTTCCAATCTCCTAAAATTCCGTGCAGGCAATCTCCAATAAGGCTGACTGTAATTGCAGCTACAAAGACCATTATTACTCTTAATGATACCAATGCTAATTTTTTTGTTTTCATATTTTAAGAGTTTAACATTACCGGCATAACCAGCATTATCAATTCCTCCCCTTCTTCATAGTTATTCTCGGGTCTTACGATACCGGCTCTGTTTGGCATTGAAGTTTCAAGAACAATTCTTGAATCGTCAACATTGTTCAATGCCTCTGCTAAAAATCGTGCGTTAAAACCGATTTCGATATCTCCGCTGGATGGCATTGGCTCACACACTAAAGATTCTTTTCCATTAGTGCTATAATCGATATCCTCCGCTACTAAATTCAATACTGTTCCCTTTTGTTTGATTGCTACCTGGTGTGTAGTTTTATTTGAGAATAGCGAAACCCTTTTCAAGCTGCTTGACAATTCTGCAGTATCAACAGCAAATTGATTCTGATTTTCTTTTGGAATTACAGCCTCGTAGTTTGGATATTTAGCATCCACCAACCTTGTTTTCAATTCATAATCACCAAAGCTGAATGATGTATTATGAGCATTGTATTGGATATCTACATTCTCTGAATCGATGCTTGCTAAAACTCCTTTCAGGATATTCAATGGTTTTTTAGGTACCACAAAATCAATATCGTCGTTTGCAAAATGGTCCGTTCTGCTGAACTTAACCAATCGATGTGCATCGGTAGCTACAAATGTCATTCCTGTAGTTCTCATTTGGAATAATACGCCATTCATAACTGGTCTTAGTTCATCATTGCCACATGCAAAAACGGTCTTTTTAATGGCGCGTTCCAATACATCTGCTGGCAATGTAATTGTTGAAGGATTTTCTACCTCTGTTGCTTTTGGATATTCATCGCCATTGTGATAAGCAATAGAATAGTTTCCGGAAGAAGAAATAATTTCTATTTGATTATTGTCCAGGATTTGGAGTTCAATCGGTTGTGATGGAAGCGCTTTCAATATGTCGATTAGCAATTTCGCCGGAATACAAATGCTTTTCAATCCTTGGCTTTCAATTTCCATTTTGGCGATCATTGTCGTTTCCAAATCAGATGCGGTTATCTTCAATGCTTTGCCATCCAACTCGAAAAGGAAGTTTTCTAAAATTGGCAATGTGCTGTTGCTTGGTGCCACTCCTGATAAATACTGAATTCTCTCTAATAATACTTTACTGTTTAATTTGATGTTCATGGTTTCTATTTTAATTTGTTAGTTTATGCAGCTTCTTCGTTCTGCGTTAGTAATTTTGAATCTTCTTCTTTTAATTTTTTGAATTCCTCCACCAGTTTCGATATCTTTTTGATATTTCTTTTGATGATATCAATAATCTCGTCATGGTATTGGGTTGGTTTGTTGTCAATGCCTCTTGCTTGAATAATTTTGAAGCTGGAAAGCGATAATTCTATTGTTTCGAGTCGTTTTCCACCCAGTCTTGCCGACATTAACAGTATTCCGGCTTTTTTATGATATCCGTTTGTGTGCACACAATGCTTCAATATCTTGCCTTCCTGTTTCACATCTTCCTCCTCGATTAGAGTTACAATTTTCATTTTGCCTTTCTCAAGTGCGAAATCCTTAAAGACTTCAAGTTTCATATCAATCAGGATTTTGTCTTTGGCTGCCTGTTCTCGTTCCCTTTCTTGGCGAACCAATTCCCTTTGGGCAATTTCTTTATCCGTCTTCTTCTGTTTTTTAGCTACATAAAAATTGTGAGCACGCTTCAGATTTTTAGGAAGAATGAACTTTGGACTTCTGATGTCTTTGCCAAACTCCACAAGCAGCTTGAGGTAGTCATACCAAATTCCGGCATCTGAAACTTTATATTTATTCCTGAGCATGATTCTAATTTGTGGCCAGTAACTATTGTAATGGGAATCTTTATGCACTGCATGAAGCAGCAATTCGTATTGGCGAGCTTTTAACAAAGTTTCTATCCTTGGTTGCAACTCGATTTTGCGAATCAAATATCTCCAATCGCAATCGTGACCGCTGTGCTTATTAAAAGCATATTTGTCGAATCGAGGTAAAAATTCTGCTCCAGGGCAATTGTAATCTGATGCGAAACGATCATATTCAGTCATACCTCCATACTGCGATTTATTTCTTCTAACTTCATAATCGCTAGAAGTAAATCCATCACCGGTCCAAGTTGTATTTCTCCCCACAACAACTTTTTTGTTTTTTTCGTAGTCGGTCCACTCTTCAAATACACTACGGAAATGGTGCACAGGCTTTTTGTTTTTGTACATCCACTTCCAGCAAGTAAAATATCTTACAACCTGAAATCTTTCTACTACTTGCACAACGGAATAACTTATGATTTTAAGAAAATCTCCATTATTTATGGTAATCTTCTTTAGTTTCTGATTACATGATGGACACGTAACTTGGTGAAGCCTATTAGTTGAATTCTTTTTCCAAAAGACTTCTCCTGGCTTCCATGTATGATTGCACTCCAAACACACTAAATTTTTGTAGTGAGTAGTGTAGTACAATTGATGTTTTGAAATTACAAAAGGCTCATGTTCCTTTGGATTAGGAAGAGTTTTGTGCAACTTCCAAACTTCAATCTGTAGTTTAGTCGATGGTATCATAGTAATTAAAATAAAGATCCTTGGCCTACTGTTTCTTCTTCGTTTTTAGCTTCCGGAACTTCTCCATCTGTTGTTGCCGGAACTGGAGTAGCCTTTGCTTTCGCTTTTTTCTTGTCAAGCATTTTTTTCCTTGCATCTTCAACAGCTAATTCGATTGCTTTTTCTCGTGCTTCAGCTTTATCTTCTTCGCTCAATTCTACTTTGTAATCGAGTTTAACCTTTTTCTTTTCGTCTTCGATAAATCTCTCGATAGCTGTTGCTCTTGCTTCGGCCATTTCTGTTTCACTAAGTTTGATTTCCTTATTAACAACAACTTTTCCCGGAGTAGTAGGTATGTTTTTAATATTATCTTCATCGTAGTAATGAACTGCCCAACCGAAAACTTCTTCATCAGCATAACCTTCTCTTTTGCCTTCTTTAGCACATTTCATTACATAATTACAGCACTCTTTCAGGGTTTTGTTTGCTTTAGCATAGGTTACTGCAAACAATTCATCCTCTGCAGCACGTTTGTCAAGATAGTCTTTGATGCTTTGCTCAAATGGATTCAACTTTGTTTCTTTTTTTTCTGTTGACATAATTTCTCGTGTATTAAATTTGATTGTTTATTAAAATTGTAAATCTTCTATTTCATTGAAAAACTCATTGATATCTTCGATATGTGATAAATCGATTCTATGAAACTCCTTGTAATTTCCCATGTGATAACCGTCTTGTATTCTGACTATTCGACACCATACTTTTGTCCCGGCTCTCTCAAAAACACAACTCGGTAGCATTATTTCTCCTGTCAGCTGATACCGTTTATTTTTTGGATCATTAAGGAACTGGTCAAGTCTCTTTTCCATCGATGGTCCATTAGGAATAATGGCCAGTAATTCTCCGCCATGCCAATGAAGCATCTTGCAGGCTTTTTCCACGTGCTCCATTGCTGTTTTACCGGAAGCTCCGAACGGTGGATTCATGGCTATTTTGTGAAACTTATTCCCGATGTAGTAGTTTTCAAATGATGTGTTGTGAACGCTTCCGGATACATTAACTGCAAGTTGAGAAGCTAAATCATGGCTAGGTTCTACAAAATGATTTGTTGTGGTACCAGGAAAGAATCTGCCAATTGCTCCATGGCCAGCTGACGGTTCCAACATATCTTCGTTTGGCTGCGGATTTAACCATTCAACCACTTTCATTCCGAGTGGTTCTGGAGTAGCAAAGTAATCTACACCTTCTCTTGATTTGTTCGAAGATGTTTTCTTTCCTCGAGCGAAATAGTAAGTTTTGGCTTTGTCAAATTCTGAAATAGTAAACAGGTATTTATCTGCTTCCTTGCCTCCGGTTCCTTGGTGTATATTTGGAGCATCCGTATGTGGATTATTATATCCTTCCTTGAAAGCTGTTTCCAAATCACGTGCAAGATTTCCCATTGCAAGGTTCTCTGCTGTTTTGGACCGCTCTGCAATTTTTGTGGCAAAGGCATATCTTTCAGTTGTTGTTTGAAGTGTAGCATATTCGTAAATGGCATTACTCATCAATCCTTCGCGATAAATTCTTCCTTCAGTTTGAATTGCTTGCGTTGGCGCTGTAGGCAGTCCAAGATTAATTAAAACCCTTTGGTGCTCTCCAGTTCTGTCATGAAGAGAAATTCCTTCCTGTCCGGCTTTAATTTGAACCACAATCAGATTTGTATCTGAACCATCGCGATTGAAATCATTTATGTTTTGACTGCGGAGTCTTTTATTTACGGTACCGTTGAATTCTTTTGCATGAGGGAAAAACAATCTCAAAGTTTCACGCACGTTGATCAAGTAATTCAATTCAAGGTTCCAGAAATAAGAATACTGCTCTTTGAAATTATGGATTTCGTTTTCCAAATCATAATTACTGTATTCGTCTTTTTCTAAAAATTCTGCAATGTCAAATTGAAAAGGGTGGGATGGAAGAGAGTTATTGTAATTGTGAAATACAACTACCTTTCTGCCTAAATCTAAATGCTGTTTGATGCGTTTACATATTTCCCTGGCTTTGATACACTCCAACAATTGAGTAATGTACAAGTGATTATGTTTCTTGTGGATCCTGTCGCTGAGTATTGGATATTTATCGCAGAAAGCATCATCATAGAATAAATCAAAACCTTCTTCAATCTTTTGACCTATGACAGAATCAAGCGTTATAAACTCTCTGGAGTAATCAAACTCAAGGTTTATTTGTCGCGTGGACATAACGCCTTTTTCTTTCCAATTTTCAAAGAAATTACGCTCCATTAAATTCACATCAACACCGCTTTCGGGAATTGTACATCGATTATATCTCATTCGATATCCAAAATTCTCTACCATGAATTTACTCCAACCGGTAGGTGTGTTGTACGAGTCGTTATACTCTGGTTCTTCAATGGTTTCGTATATGTCAAAAAGGCAACCATCAGCGTATTTAATGGATTTATGATAAGCGAATGGTGTGGCCGATAGGAAAACAACTTTTGTTTTTTCTACCATTTCAGTAACAATTTCACGATATCGATTTTCATCAAATACTTCTCTATCGTATTTATCTCTTGAGTATAGAAATGGATACTTCTTCACTCTAGGTTTTACCACTGACGGCACCTTAACCACTTCTTGATGCTGCAGGTAATATGAAGTGCAATTTCCTTGCTCATTTTGGTTTAAATAATGGCTTTCATCATAGATTACTAAATCAAAATCTCTGTTTAAAATAGCCTCGTTCTGATAGAAATTAGCGTACGTTGTAACTGTTGTTTCAAAACCCTGGTCATGGATGCCATTCAGCTGATAAATATTCAAATTGAATTTCACTGCTTCTTCAACCCAGTCAGTACATTTCTTTTGTGTTGGAACTACAATCAATATTTCTCTTTTGTTTTGACGATGAAACCTGTTGGCAATACCCAATCCAACAAATGTTTTTCCGGTCCCGGTTCCATTTGTAAAAAGATATCCCTTGCCTTCTTCGAAACGTCTTTCGGCAAAGCTTATATCTTCAACTTGGGTGTCAAACAGAAATGGCATCATTGTTTTTATATCTGAAAATGGGGTTAATATTGGCTCGGCTTCGATTGTCTCAATCGTATCTTCGAAAACAAGAAATAATTGATTTTGGCTTTTAATTTTCATTATTAAATTTTCTTCAATATTGGGTTGACTTAATCTAATTATCAAGCAAAAGCTTGTTTAAGTCGGTTTCTAAATTTGTGTAATTAAGAGAAGTGTATCTTAGTACTCTCCATCCCAGGCTAACTGCTAAATTGTATTTCTCAACATCCCTTGAATATCCGCTTACTGTTGTGTGCCTGCTTTTCTTTGAATAAATTCCTTCGTACTCAATTGCTATGTTCAGTTCTGGTATTGCCCAGTCAAATCGAAATCTTCTTACTTGATCAAATCTGTATTCGGTTTCATATCCTTGAATTTTACACTGCTGCAGGAACATTTTTAAAAAAAGTTCGATTGTGTTTTTTTCAATCGATATCTTGACGATTTTTACTCCTTTTGGAACTGGCTTAACTTCAACATGCTTCTTGTTATCTTCTATTTTGAGGCCTTTGTTTCTTAAATTCTGTAAATCCTTTTCGCTCCAGGCCATGTTAGATTGTTTTTAAATTTGATTTTGATTGCTTGGTCTCGAAGAAAAAAGGAACTTCTTTCATCAACTGATCAACATCCATTTCCTTGATGTGATTTATTCTGTTTAGTATCAAATGCGTTTGATTTAATAACTTTGGAAGCGCATAGTTTGGACAAATAGGAATGAAATCCTTCAACTTCTGCAGTTGAATTTCAAATTCTTCTGCCTGCTCTATGTGGTTCATTTTAAAGCAGCTTTGAATTCGTTAAAATCATTTGTGAAACGACACAGATATTCAGAAACTGCAATACTTCTGCATCTGTTTTTGACGATACTCAAACGTTTTCCTTGCCTGATAGTTTCTCTTGCGGTATTTAAATCGGCCTTTGCAATAGTTGAGTTTGGTCTTTTAGCATAATCTTCTTCAAGTGATTTCAAATACCTTAATTCTTCAGTTTTGTATTGAATTTCTTTATCCTCGTTTGAAATTTTTATAATTTTTAAAGATTCCATTTCATCAAAAAGAAGCCATGCTTCAGGGAAAAAATTATACTCTTTCAGTTCGTCAAAAACAGTTTTTAAAAATTCTTCTCTGATTTTTGCCTTATCTTCTTCCGTTGCTTCCTTTGGAGCATTGAGCAAAAGGTTTTTTTTCTGTGAATAAACTTTAAGGCTTTCATTTCGGAATGATTTATAAGCGTCGAGCACTTCACCAACCGATACACAATCAAGAATTCTAAAAACTTTTATTTGTGGAAATTCTCTGGCTACATACATTTTGAAAGCTTCTTGAATCTCTGGAATAGTGAAATTTCCAAATTTTGATTTTATAAAATCCATGATAACAAGCATCTGAATCTGTAAATCCTTTTTTTCATTTTCATTGGACATTTTGATATTCATGATTGTAATCAGGTAATTAATCAAGCTATCCGTTTGAGAAGTGTCAACAATGGTTCTGATTTTATGATGGTCCTCTTGAAGTGTTGCTAGAAATGGTCTCGACAGCTTCTGAAGTGCTAAATCTGAATTGTTGTTTTGGATTGTTGGAGTTTGTTTGCTCATTGTTGATTGTATTTTTTGATATAAAATTTTTGTCGTTTTTCGCCCAGGTCTGAAGTCGCCTTTCGAGTGACCATGTTTTTTCTAATTCCTGCCGGAATTTTGAATTTGATTTATTTGGCTCGGTCCAATACAGATAAAAATCATTTAAAAAATCCTTGCCATATTTTTCTAAAAAAGGTTTGAGTGTGGAAGAAAATTTTAATTTTCTGACATCAATATTCTCTTCTTTACTTTCCTTTACTATCCTATCCTTTTCTTTAAGGATAACTTCCGCCTTTTTGCCCTGTGCAAGCGTCAAACTTCCGCCGGATTGACCGTTTTTTGATAGTATTGTTTCCAAAAGGGCGGAATATTGGATAATTCCGTTTTTTCTTTTTCGGTATGCATCTTCGATACTATTAACGAATTTTTGACTGTAGATTACCTTGTGATTTTCATATAAAAATTTATCAATTGCTCCTAATTTTGCCAAATCATTTAATATTGAAATCAGCTTTTCTTCTTCCACATTACATACCGAAACCAAGAACATTAAATCACTTTCATCTGAAATATCTATGTAATGATTATTGGCTTTTCCAAGGCGCTCAAGAATCTTAAACCAAGTTGCATAACCATCATTCTTATACTTGCTTTCTATGATGTGCATCTTACGCCCATGTGTACAATCATGTGGAAAATAGTCTACGTCTGTTCTTTGTTCTCTTGCCATTTTGTTACTTTTGAAATGGAACGTTTGTTAATTGTCGGCCATTATTCCAGATGGCAAATCTTCCTTCGTTATCTTGTTGGATTTTCATTGTTTCAATTTTTCCAAAAAGTTTAATATTACCTCCCATGTCTACAATCCAGGCATTTAGTTTTGTTGGCCATATTCTCATTGCTCTACCTAGTATTTGATAATAAAGAGATAGAGACATTGTGGACCTAGCCATAAGCACTGCTTCCAATTGTGGATAATCAAAACCGGTTGTTAAAACACCTACGTTAATCAGGCATTTAATCGTTCCTTTTTTAAATCTTGATAAGATCCTTTCCCTTTCTTCTTTTTTAGTTTCTCCGGTAAGTACAACCGAACCTGGTATCATTTTAGCAACTTGATTTGCTTCTTCAATCAGAGAACAGAAAATCAATAAATTTGGTTTCTGTGATAGAATATGACGAGCCGTTTTTGCAATTCTTGAAGGCATGTCGATTGACTTATAATACCTTTTCAAAGACTGCGGAGTATAGTCAGTTCCGTTGCTGTTTAGCTCTAATTTAGAACGGTCAATAACATCAAATGAATAATACTCAAGCTTTGCTAAATAACCTGAATTGAATAGCGTATCATTTTGAACATAGTAAAGCACTTTATCAAATATTCTTGGTGTGCTTCTGGTTAAGAATGTCAATTGATATCCTTCGGCAGCCATTGAAAGTCTGTAAGGTGTAGCCGTTAATCCTAACACATTTGCATTTGGGAAATACTTAATGAATTCCTTATACATTCCATCATCAGAATTTACGAGGTGGCATTCGTCTATGAGAATATTTTTAACTCCTTTGAATAAATGCTTTTTGTTGACTATACTACCAATGGTGCAAAATGTTACCCGGTCAATTCTTTTCTCTCCGGCAGATGCGCTATAAATAGAAGCTTTGCCATAGTTACTATACTTTTCAAAATTCTGTTCCAAAATCTCTTTTGAAGGCTGGAGTATAACGGTCATTCCGTCAACTCCAGCTACAATACCTGCGGTTACAATAGATTTTCCAGAGCCTGTAGGGAGGATTATTATTCCATTATCATTAGTTACACTATTGAAGAAATTAATTCCAATCTCAATCGATTCGCTTTGGTAAAATCTATATTGAAAACTCATACTATTATTCTACTTTGGCAGCTTCAAAATTTTTATCCTCTGAAGGAAGAAAATCCATAGTCGTTTGTTCCATCTGAGGTGCTGATTTTCCATTCATATAAGCTTCAACTTCTGAAATAGCATTATCAAGAGCATCCGTAAGTTGAGTCAGATATAAATAACTTCCATTTAGTTTTACTTTTGGCGCATCAAACTTGATTGCTCCATTAGTTACATATTTGGTACCTGAAATTACAAGCGCTCTATTTTCTTCAGAACCTGAAATTTTAAATGAAGAAACATTGTAAGATTGTGTTTCTGTTTCTTCTTCAAGAAATGATAATTCAGTTGAGTTGTCATTTCCGGTAAATGCATCGTCTAAATGCGCTAAGAAAACATTGAATTTTGAAAAGGCTTTTTCTAAATCATCATGGATGATATGTTTTCCTTTGTGGTCAAGTTCATCACCAGAAGTTGGTCCGCTTAATAACTCATAAGAGTATTTACATAATGCATCGCTGAGGGATGCGCTCTTAATTTGTACTTCCTTTTGTTCTAGGTTGTCAGTCATAATTTTGTTAATTTGGATTAGTGTTTATAAAATATTCTTTGTAATTCCCTTTTATTGTTTCTTTGTCTACATGAACACCATAGATATCTATCAAATCTTTCACACGTCGTCGTAAATCGCCAATTCCGTATTGGAGTAAGGCTTTCGTAGTTGTGAGCCTTTCGCCCCGCATAAACGCCCTATAAACGATTTTGCATTGTTCTGTGAAATGCTCAATATTCCCATCAAAAATTGCCTGGCTTTCTGCATTGTTTTCGTGATGAATAAGTGGCTGTTTAAAATCAACCGGCATATTGAAATCGATAGTTGTTTGTGAAGTGTTCATACAAATTCTTGATTTTGATGTTTACTTATTTCGTTTTCTAATTGCTGTATCAATACTAAATCTGTTGGTTCTGGAAGGTATATTCCGCATTCCTGACTTGAAAAGTTCCTGAACCTACTTATGGCCAATGTCATTTCTGCTTTATCCAATGAAGCAGAACTTCTCCATCTTTCTATCCTTACCCCCGGTATCTTATTTTCAACTTCTCCATCATAAAAAAGAGTTGGATTAACGTGCTTTTTGAATATGTCAAGCTTCACTTCTGGCATTGTTAATCCAACTTCTAATCCGAACCACGTTAATATCAAGTGCATGTAGCTATTTTGAGCTATTGAGCGTCTAGGATGTTTGACCTTTAATTCAACTCTTTTCCCGTTTTTGATATAGTATTTAACCTTTTCAATGAATTGGTTTCTTTCTAATGGATTGTCGGTGCTGAAAATCATTCTAAAAAAGTGTATCTGGAAACTTCTGTTTTAGCAACCACAAAGGCGCTTTCAATTCTTCTTTAGTTGGATTAAATTCAACCAAGCTTTTAGGGAAATGAGCTTTATCGCCTTCGCAATCCAAAAACAAACTCTTTTCAGTTTCACTTATTAAGGTGGCTTCGATGGTGTATATTTCATCCATGGCTAGAACTTTACTAGCTTTTTAAACCTATCAATACCATAAGCATTAGATTTCACAAGAATTGGAAGCAGTTCTTTAGCTTTAATTCCTTTTTCTATAATAATTGCTCTTTCCTTCTCATTGAATTGGCTTTGCATCCAAGAATTTACTCCTAATTCACAAGCGCCAGTCAACAATCTATAATGCTTGATTGTAATAATTGTGTCTTCTAAAATTGGTTCGCTTTTCAGTTTTTCAGCAATAAGTTTAAATCTGAAATCCTCTTTTGCTTTTTGAAGAGTTTCTCCGTGAGCGTGAGTTTTGCCGTCAGTAACTAAGTAGAATTCCTTGGTAGAATGCACTTTTCTAACCTTGTAAACATTGCCTTTTTTACTCAAGACTTCTGTAAACATTCTGTCGGCACTTACATATTTTCCGTCTTGCCAAAACAAAAGTTTGTTTTTAGGAGTGTTTAAAAACGCATCGGCTTTTGGCTTCGTTGTTTTTGCAGTAAGTCCGCTTCGCAGGTCTAAATAGCCACCCACAGTTGGGTTGAATCCTTCTGGAATTGATGTTAGGCTTCCGAGGTCTAAATAGCCACCCACAGTTGGGTTGAATCCTTCTGGAATTGATGTTAGGCTTCCGAGGTCTA